AAAAGAAATAGAATCTTGACTGTTACCTAAAAAGGTTGAAAGCATTGGAAAAGCCCAAGGGATATCATCTGTATCTAAATCTTCATAAATAGAAATTAGAACTTTAACCCTACCTAATTTTTTAGGGTCCAGATTATCTACAACAATACCCCTATATGTTTCATCTTCAGTAGGTCTTTGTGCTTCAAATAAATTACCAAAAGGTTTTACTAACATGTCTTACTTATCTCCGTTGTAAAATATAATTAAGACTCTTTCCTAATTTCTAATATTACGTTGTTACTGTTGAAGGTATCTTTGCTCATAAATACATTATAGTATAATGGAGCACCTCCAGCATTATATAAACCGAGATTTACACCACTGAGAATATCCATTTCAGCAAGCTGATTATTTAAGTAGAATAAAACATTCCCTTCAGTTTGTGGTAATGCCACCCATACTTTAGAATTTCTCAAAGCACTAACAATTTTAGTACAAGGGACAGTTGCATAAATATCTTTGAAACTGTTTTTAATGTAAAATTCTGTAAATGTATGATTGCTTAATTTAGATATAGAAGCTGCACTATCAGATTCTACAACAACTTGCAATACCATATTATCATTTTCAATAGTATCATAACTGAAAATTGTACGAGTATAAACTATTGTTTCTTTATTTTTTGAATCATATTCAGACCTATATACAGAACAATATCCATCTTGACCTAAGTTAGTTATAGAAATAGGTAATGTTGGTGCAAGGAATTTTTCAACTTGACCTCTAACAACTCTTCCGGGAATATGAATAGCTGTTAAGTTTGTCACTGGTACCATTGTATCAGTTTCTGCATCATATACTTCTAAAGTGTGCCCAAATGTTACCTTTGAAACCTTGCACAAAGTTGTATAAGTTCTTATAGGAGTATCTGTATACTCTTGAATATTTTCTTTAGTAGTAATTAAAGTATTATAGTAGTCTTCATTCTCTGTTTCAATATGTCTACGAATAATTGAATCAACGGTATATGAACCACTTGAATAAGGAATACCAGAAACAACTACAGTGTCATCTTCAAAAACTTCATCTAAGAGGTCTGCGTGGCTCACAGTGATGACATTATTAGTAATGTCTATAACTCTACCTAATTTATTTAATTCGCCACTATAAGTGCCCCAGAAACGTGCATATAACATATTACCTTTGTTGCTATTAATTAACTTAATTGTATTAAAGTCTAATTTTTTCTTACCAAGTAAAACAGATATAAAGTATGCTGTTTCAACACCATCAAGATAACCTTGATTTCTTAAATGTTCTTCTACTTTTTCAGCAACAGCTTCTTTCAAATCCTCTGTAGTTAATAATGATTCGGATTCATTTAATGTGATATTAGGAATAGGAATATCTAATTCATCCATATTATCAAGCATTTCATCTGTTATATTACTAATAGTTTCTATATTATCCTCAGTTTTATCTATAGCCATATTTCCACCTTCTATTTCATCAGTTGTAATAGCTGAAGAATTATTTTCAAATTCAAATTCTCCATCAATACCCTCTTTAAATTGTAATACTTTACTATTTCCATTTTTATTTTCACTATCTGACGAATAACTATCACCAGAACGTACCACTTGAGCAGATACATGTTTAGAATTTTTCTGATGTATTGTACTCATAATTAAATTAACTTCAGCCAATAATGCGAGTATGTCACCCCATAAAGACCTATACTGTGCTGGTAATACATTTTGTATAAGTTGTGATAACAATGTTAATAAAGAAGGTTTATTAATTAAAAAGTCGTGCAACACCATATTATATGGATAAGGGAATAATTTATCAATTAAACCATTCATAATATCATTACCTAGAACAATAAGTGTATGCATCATACCAAGTCTGGTAGTTAAATCTACAACTCTTCCATTAACCCTAAACATGGTAAGAAAATCATATTTAACTTTCTGGCAATAACTTTGTAATTCAGCCTTTGCAGTACCATCTAATAGCTTTTGTGCTCTTGCTACCGCAATTCTAAGATTTCTTACAGACTGCAAAGCATCAGATACTTGTTGATTAGTTATATTAATAATATGGTGGTCATCATTTTTATCGGCTGCAACTTCAGAATCTTCAATTCTATTATAGTTATCACGGCATACAAAAACAGTTGTTGTATATTCAGAAGTTTGAGAAAAAGTTGATTGAATAGTATTAACAATCCAGCGACCATTTGTTTTAGAATCCCCAGAATCTACATAAACAGGAGTAATTAAATCTATTGTATCTGGCACATCCCCCTTAACAACTAAACTACCAACCAAACTTGATAAATCCACTAATTTATAATAATTATGATAATAACATTCTTGATATTTACCGTGCGTATTTTCATTTTGATATTTATTATCCATAGCACGATAACCAGTAAATCTTCTTTCAGCTTTTTTACCAGTTGCCATTTCTACTTCTTTATTAGGAATAAATACGCTATCTTTGCCACCTTCAAGTTTATTTATATAAATAGCAGTATCATAACCAGTTGCGTACCCTGTAGTAAATTTATATGACTTAGTGTGAAAATGTCCAATATAAAGAATATCAGTTTTTTCTTTACTATCCCTAGGAGCTGGAATAAAATGAGCTATATCTTTAATATCAACACTCTTACATATTTTGATAGTGTTAAGAAGTATGTGACTACCATATCTATCAAAAGATAATAAAGGTACGTCATCACCTAAATCCATATGTAGCCACAACTCTAATATAAATTGTGCCATAGTTACTTGATTTTTATACCAAGATTGAGGTTCCTCTATTTTCCAGTAGTTATCCCATTTTTCTTTAAAATTAGCATTAGGGATTCTGTAACAATAACAATCCATTCCAACCCCATCCGTAGTATTTTTAGCTATTTTATCTTGAGCATATGTGGAAAGAGTTTGAGCTGCGTTTCCATAAAAATTCCAAGGGGTTCTATCAGTAAATAATTCTACATTCGGTACAGCACCAAAAGCTATTTTAATTAATCCTTGTTTATCTTCTTCTTGTTTTACTTCAGTAATCCATACATCAAATTCATGAGCCTTTGTAGGAGTTTCTCCATAAGATATATGTAAAGAGTTATTCTGAACAAATAAGTCGGCTAAAGATTTATTTCTAGTTTTAAAAACAATTTCAAATATAGTTCCAGCTACCCCACAATGATGGGTAACTCTAAATTGTTCAAGTTCATTTTCTGTATTTAAAAAATTAGAAAAATTCCCTATTGTAATATCTAAATAACCTTTACCTTGTACATACATTATACATTACCTAAACTCATATCACTACATAATACATTTAAGTCATCTATACTAAATAACTTTAAAGTTGTACCTTCTGGAATAACGGTATCAAATATATCGTTATAAAACTGAATATAAAATCCTAAAAAAGAATTTCCATAAGCGTCTACTGATATTAAATCAATATCCCTAAATCCTTTATCAACTTCATAATATTGCACAACAGGAAGTTGTTTTAACTTTAAAAGAAATGGTGAATTAATAACATCATAAACATCAACTTTAAAATCTAAATACTTACCTAAATCGTATACTTCATCACTTTTATAATTTCTAAATGAAAACATTATGCTTTTCCCCCAAATATTCTTTCAACATCTTTAGTAGTCATAGACCTAAATGTTCTAAGGGTTGGAGTTAATTTAATCCATAAAGGTTTCCCCGGAGCACACTGCACAGCACTAATTTCAACTTCACATTGTTCTAATAATAACCCAGAAATTCTAGGTCCATCAGGTCCACCCCATTGAATCGCTATAAGTCCAGTATTATCACCATTAGCAGTATACATGTCCCTAAAAGATGTACTAGGTAATTTGTTATTTTTTCCAGTATTTAAGTTTGTGTCCATTGTAGTATTATCACCAAGTAAATCTACATTTCCCACAAATACTTTAGGTTCATATCCTCCGTGCACCTTTACTGTAGCTTGATTCATTACAGGATTACCATCAGTATTAACATATAAGGCTGCTAAACTAACAAGGGATTGTGCTTGGTCTTTAATACTAATTTGTTTTGACTTATAAGTTATAAGATAACAAGAAAATGTGATACGTAAAGGTTCTGAACCCTTCCAACCAACTGAAGATGCTGAAATCCATTGTAGTAAATTATGATGTCCTATATTTAAAAGCTGTTGAAAATCACTTAACTCGGTACCTAAATCAATTAAACTTCCCCATTTATTAGAAAGACTAAACTTTATATCAGTATCAAGAAGAGCCCTAATTCTCATTCTTGCACCAACTTCTGGATTATTTTTCATTGGTGCTACTGAAGTTATAGGGCAATCTATATCAATTACACCAGCAGGATATAATTTTGGGTCCTTTTCCTGTGTACTACTTAAATCTAACATTTCTTCAATATATAACTTTCTACTCATTAATTTCTCCTAGGCAAAACTATACGGACTATCACCAAGCAATAGTAAACTATTTGTTGCATACGCTGAATAAGTATCATTACCTGTTGGTACTAAAGAAATTTGATTAGATGGAGCCATAGAAATCAAATTATTTGAAGCATTAGAAGCATCACTTTTTAATTTACTATTTGCTTCAGGGTCTCTCCATAAAACTTTACCATTTTCTGTAGCAACATCAACTTTAGCATTCTTTTGAATAGTTTCTGCCAAAGGTGCCCAGTGAACATGATAGTTAGGTGTCCCTTCATCCTCAACAAATGATTGTATTATACCTTGTTTATTCGTTCTAGCACCAAATCTAGCTAAATCAGCTTGTAAATCATGTAAGTTCCCAGTAACACCTTCTTTTAAAGCTAAGTCAAAAGCTACACCCCCATTATGGTCTCCACCTTTAGTGTGAGGACTTGTTTTGGTAGCAGTTCCAGAAGTAACATAAAGTTTATTCTGCCATCTTTTACCAAGGTCTGACAAAAGAAATTGGTCTAATGTATGAATTGCCCCTTTATTCATAATGGTAGAATCATTAGGGAAATCAGTAAACACTCCATTCTTTTTTCTTAAACTATATAAACCTGCTTTATAACCAGCGTCATCAATTAAATTTTTATAATTAGAATTATTAGATAACCACCTTTCTACATCTATTTTATAATCACCATCTGTATCAACCCTAAAAGCACCTGATGTTAATTCATTATTTATCGGAACTGCTTTTTTAGAGCCACGAGTTGGCTTTGGGTCATCTCCTAATGTTTTCTTGTCTTTACCAAATTCCCACCAATGTTTTTTCTCTTGACCTTCTTTAATATCCTCTAAAACTTTTAATTGACTGTTAGCTAATTTTTTCTTTTCAGCTTCTTCTTTTTCCTTCTTATCATTATTTCCTTTAATAAGACCAATAATTGCACCTAAACCAGCTCCAATTGCTATACCCCAAGGACCGCCCATTGTTCCCCAAGCAGCCCCTTGTACAGCCCCAGAAATACTATGTGCCCATCTAGGGTCGGCTCCTAAACCAGTTGCAAAATTAGCTGCTGGGGTAGCTACTAAAGATGCTAATAAACCTACAGGACCTCTGAGTAATCCTCCTGCTCCAATTTTAGTCGCATTTAATGCTAATTTAGCATTATGAGCATTTTTGACTCCTTGTGTAACCCATTGGTCCCCTATTTGAGCAGTTCTATACATGCCAGAATATTTTTCTTTAACATGCATAAGTTCTGACATTGGATTTGTACCATGACTATATTTAACAGCATAGCGAGCATTTCTTAATTCTTGAGCATAACTTTTCTGCCAAGGTGCCCATTTACCACTACCCCTAAAAATTTTTGGTAAAGCATTAGACATTGCTTTACCTGCTGGTCCTTTAAATAATCTTCCAGCTATAGGACCTCCGAAAGCCATAGCTATTGCTAGTCCAAAAGCATCAATAGCCAATTCTGGCACATTTGCTTTTACCATAGCTAAATTTAATTTTCGTCTGAACTCAGAAGTTCCCGGTAAACTAGCTTGATAAAGTAATGAAAAATCTAAAAAGTTCTTAAGAGCACCTTTAGCAGTTTTAGCAGGCTTAGAATTTGCTAACAAACCACCTAATTTGGCTAAAAAACTTTTCTGCATATTACGGTCACGGTCTTCTTTATTTCCTAAAAGTCGTAAACTATTTTTTTCACTACTATTAATATTATCAATTAGGGCTTGGTTAGAATCTTCTATAGACTTAGTAATTCTATCACCAAATGAAGTAAATGTTGCTTTAAAATCGGTTTGATTATCTTGCATTAACTGCATTACAGCCGTAGTATACGCTTCATTATCTTCTCTAATTTGTTCTAAAGAGGCTAAAATACTATTCAGTAAGGGATTATTAGCATCTTTTTGACCAGATGTAAAACCAGTGTTACCATGAAGTGCTTTATTAAAAGCCTCTAATATATCTTCAGAACTCTTAGCTTCCTTCATAGCTACACGCATTTCAGGACCTAATTTCCCCAAAGAGTCCAACATTTTAGACATCATATCAGTTAAACGGTCCTTCTCTTGAGCATTACCAACAGCTATTTCATTTAAAGTATTTCTAACATCACCAAAGGTATTATTAAGGTACCCTAATTGAGTTAGTACCTGCTTCATCATAACTGCGGTTTGCTGTTCTGGAGTTCTTGAATTATTATTAGTAGCCATTATAATCCTACACCTGAAATAGTTTCTTCTTGTTCTATTGATTTTATAACTTTTAGAACATCTGATAATTCTTGTAAAGTCATATTAATTAGTTCTGTATATGTTCCATATTTTGCTTGAATTAACAAATGTATTAATTTTAAAATTTCTTTTCTATCGAATCCAAACATTGTACAGAACATATAAACATCAATCTTGCTGAAAGGTAGAATAAGGTGTTACTTTTACCTCAACTTCAGCTCCACACTCAGGACATTTTGCTTTAAAAGGTAACACACCTACAACCGTATCATCTTCAATTTGATGTAATAATTTCTGGTCTTTATATTTAGTTAAACTACCTAAATAGTCAATCAAAAATTCTGCTTGATGCTTATCATCTTTGAAAGTTCTATCTTTGACTTCTTTAATACAATAAGTAAAGTATGATAACAAAGCATTTGAATGATTTGCACTTTGCCCATTGGAAACATACTTTTTACTTAAATTAATGAAATCTAATATTGTAAGTGGGAATACAACTACTGTTAAACCATCAGAAAATGTATATTCTTTACCAAATATATCTTCTGGAAAGTCGCTATAATGTATTTGGTCTACAGTAAATCTATAATTAATTTTTCCACTACAATATCTGTCACTACAAGGGTACCCAACAATTTCTATTTCTTCCTCTTGGTCAAAAGTATATAATCTTCTAATAATATCCATAAATTGAACATCATGATACCAAAGATTATTTACATTGTAGTTCCCTTTAATTGTTATACCATCAAGAAGAATTTGATAATATTCTGCTTGAGATATACCATACCTATCCATTTCCATCTGTTCTTTTATGCTAAGAGGTTTAACATAAATTTCCATATCATCTGGGTAGGTTTTACCTTTTGAAGGTAAATCTGTTAATCTAACTAATTGTCCGTCCATTGTAATATATTTCCTCCTATTTATAATAATGTTATATCACTGCCAATAATGACAGAAAAACTAATTTCTTTTAGCTGATTATTATCGTATGCTCTACTAATTTTTACATCACCTGTAGGTAACACCATAAATTCGTATGATTTAGATTTTTCACCTCTTACAGTATACTCATTATATCTGCACACTTTAGCCCAATCAACTAAAAACCCAACATATCCATGATATACTTCTAATTTATTTTTATTTGAACCATCTTCTTTTATTTGCACCGTATTATTAGTTGGTAAACTAAACCAATCTGTAACAGCATACTCATAAATATTATCACTTGTATCTAAAAGTGTAATATTTAACATGCCTAATTTTCTTTTTTCTATAATAAATAAATCTTGAAAAATTCCTGCATTAAAATTTTTATTTTCCATAGAAACAGGTGTATAATCTAATGACTTTATAGGTAAAAATCTTTTATAGCCATCAGCTTTTTTACTATTAGGTCCTGTAGCTGAATGATACATTGCTGGTTCTAATTCCGTTAATCCTTCTATCTCTAATGTAAAGAAAGAACTTTGTGCCATATCAAGTGTAAAAAGACTTATAGCATCTGAAGAATGAACAACATTATTATATGTTGTTCCAATTGCAAAAGTGTTTTCACCGAGTTTTTCATATACTCGGTCACTATTAGAATTACCAAAGTCTGTTGGAATATTAGTTGTTACTACGTGACCTTCTAATTTATAACTATTTTCAGCCATTTAATATACCTCTAGTTTAAAATATAAAAGAGTACCACTACTATTTAAGTGGCACTCTTGTTTGTGTTTAAATTATATTGTGGAATTAGTTAGATGATGTTTGAATTAAAGAATTATTAGCGTCATAGATTTCATATTTATCATAAGCTATGTCACAACTAATCTTTAGTAATTCGTTACTTTCAGAGCTTAACTGACCATAATCCATATTAAGGATAATAGCACGTTTAATCTTAAATCTATAACGAGTTTTACCATCTTCTCCCTTAACTCTTATTTGAAGAGCATTAGAAGAATAACCAGCTTTACCAGCATTATTACCAGTTTCTAGGTCATAGCAAGCATCACCCCATTTTTCAAGGGTTCTAATCCATGACTGAGCTGTATCTGAAGTTACAACAAATTCTAACTTAATATCTTTTGTGCTTCTCCAACCAGCTTGCCAACTTCTCATACCACCCGGCATTCTCCAAGGAATTGCAGTACCGGGAGCACAAGGTACATCACATTTAGTAATGAACGCTGTTAACTTATCACTCAACCCTAAGACTCCATTATTAGCGTCTGTTACAACTTCTAATTCAAATCTGAAGGTCGTGTGTAGGTTTGTTCCACCTGTCTGAGATAAATTGTAATATGCCATTTATTGTTCCTCCGATTAACCTTGACTAATTGAGAAGTCGTAATTAGCATTTACAATGTTCATGTCTAATCTAATGATTTGAGCATAAGGAGTCAAAGCAATAGCTAACACATATCTCAAAGTATTATTACTTAAATCATAATCTGAAGTTGCATCAACAAATGAGTAGTTAACACATCTATCAGCCCCTAAAATCTGGTCTTTCAAGTAAGTGTTACATTTATCGTAAATTTCTTCTCTTAAACGAGGTGTAATTGGTTTTTGTAAGTATTCTTTCAAGAATGTCATGAAAGTTTCTTTGATATCCAATATGTTAAGTACTGCACCAATGTTTCTTAAAGAAGAGTTTGCAATTTGTAATGTATTCTGGCATTGCATATAATAACGACCGACCTTTGCGTCATAAGCAATGTAGTTGATAGAAGCATCATTTAAGTTTGTTGCTTCACCAGACATATCACCTATTTTCCAAGTAGTCGATACACCATTTACTAAACCATCTTGAGGTCCTGCAAAAGCGTAAGGATAACCAGTATTTAGGATAACATTTAACCAACCAGCAATTGCGGTTGAATCTGCACCTAATTTAACTTGTCTGCTGTTGAAAACATCAGAGTAGTTAACGTGAGGAGCATACATACAAGCCAAGTAAGAAGTATTACCACTAGGAAGTGTATCACCAATAGTACCAGCACCTTTCTTATATGTAATTATATTAGATGCTTTTTTAGAATTGAATGTTGCCTTTTCGTCAGTTTCTCTTGAGTTCAAGAAAGCCATACAGTCTTTTCTTTCTTCTGCAAGAGCTATAAGAGAGGCTTGATATGTTGGATGTTCATAAAGAGGACCAGAACCATTACCAAGTAAAGATACTGGAATAGTTTTGTCACTAAATACATCTAAAGCACCAACAAGGTCTTCAACTGTTAAAGCATCACCGTCAGCACCACCAGCCATTCTTTGATAATCTAATACAGTTTTTTCAACTGTTTCAATTGCACCTGTATTTTCATTACGTTGTCTAACATTGATAGTCTTAGTTGTACTAGGAATATCGCCAACTAATGCTTCATTATTGAATACTTTAATATAAGCTGAACCAGAAGTTACTGTTTCAACAAATAAAGGAGTTCCATCAAATGTTTTAGCATTATCCAAACGAGAACATAAGAATTCTTCTAATGTTTCGTCTGTGTTCATATCAACAACCGTAATCATGAACGGTTTGGCTGCCATCATAGCTTCTGTACTTTCAAAGTAATCTTTCAAAATTGCTTGACCAAAGCTATCAACATAAGATGTAATACCAATACCTATATCATTATTATAAGCACCAGCATCAACACCTGTAATAGCAAGGATTTCGCCTTCACCAAATCCAGAAGCAGAATCGTAAACATCTAAGTCAGCTTTACCATTAGCAAATGAAGTTCCACCCTCTGTGGTGTACCCAATTCCACCAAATAATGCATTTTTAGCTGCACGAACTACATAGACTTGATTTGTGTATCTGAGAACTTGTAAGATAGACCAGAAAGTTTTATCATCTTTAATTGTAGGACTTCCAGAGAATGTGAACTTACTTAGGAAGTCAGTAGGGCTTGTTACTAATTCAGCCTGCTTAATAGGACCTCTCTTAGATTGTAATACATAACCTACAGTAAGATTATTAGTACCTTCTGGGAGAGTGCTATAGTCTTGGAATCTAACATATACGCCCGGCAATAAACGTGTCATATTCTTTTCTCCATTATTAAGTCTTTTCTGTGTATTATCTGCACTAAAATATAACTTTTAGTTTTTGTTGTGAACTGCTATAAAATGTAATTATTTCTATTCATAAACAGAAACAAACAAAGGTTGCCCAGTCTTTGCTTCTTTAACCTCAACAATAATTCTCTCTAATAAGTTATATTCTTGATATTTCGTTTCAACGACATAATAAATAAGTTCAAAAGAGTATGCTACCATAGCCAAAGAACCTTTAGATTCAGTATCTAATTTATCAAGATTCACTTGTCTAATATTTTGAGCAGCTCCTACTAATGCATAGTGGTCATCTTCAGCAGGATTTTTAGTCCAACATAATTGTTGACTATAAGTGAAATTTATCCACCTATCAAAATACATAGCTATTTTCTCTTGTATCTGATATAAATAACTTAATTCATTGCTAATTAAGACAAAGTTAACAGGACAAAGCACCCTTCTAAATTTATATTCTACAGCTTTCTGTTTAGGGAAACCTTCTGTGTCAACTTCATCTGTGTTTACATATTTTAAGCCATCATATACATGGGAAAGTATATTAGTGAGTGGTTGGACTGTATCTGTATTAAACATTAAACAACACCAAGGTTCTTGACGTTTACCGTAATTTATACGAGCCATACGTTGATGAAATCTAAAATCAAAGTTTAAATCTGGGTCATATAAATATTTATAAATTCTATTATCCTCTTCTTCTTGGTACATTTGCATATATTCTTGGTCAGCATTTATACCATTACGTTGTGCTCTATCATTTGCAGTGAAAGAGTTTATTTTTATATGACATTTATCTTCTATGTCATCAAATAATTGTGCTAAAGCATTATTTAAGAAATTAGTACTCGACATTACCTAGCACCTCATTATCGCCTTCATCACCTTCTTCTAATAATGGAGCTAAAGTCATTCTTAAGAGCATATGACCATTTGCACCATTAACAACTATTTTATTGTCAACAAAGAAATACATTTTAGAACATTCAATATATACTACAACTTTAGTACCTATAGGTAATTCTCTCTTTTTAGTTGTTTCAATAAAAGGTCTTTTTTCATAATCGCTAAGAAATATTGAATCAAATTCTAAATCTGGAGAATTAACATTTTCCTTCTTTAATAAATTAGGTATATAAAATTTGACTTGTTTAACATCTGGTTCATCATTATAAGTAGGAGTTTCATGAGGTTCAAATATATTACTATTGCTATATTCACCTTCATTAGCATACTTATTACGATAGTTAGCATCTAATAAATTCTGACTTTTAGGTCTTTTAATATGTCTAGGAAAATACAAATCACAATATAAACCATATCTTTTTTCATAAGCTGTGGTCATTCTATTTGACACATAAACATAATCTTTGTTTATTGCCCCTAATAATGTTTTTCCATGACTATTTTTCATTCTTTTTCTTCTTCTTTTTATCAGCTTCAGTTTTAGCTGGATTTTCTTGACCAACAGGTAGTAAAGGAGGAATCATGCCCGGAATCATACCAGTACACTCTCTAATACATTCTTCTGCAATTTTATTAACCAATTCTTGATATTTATCCATAACAGTCTCCATTAATTTCCTGAACTAAAATTTAATTTTAACCGTGCTCTTGGTAGACTTCACAATCCCCATAATCAAAGCGTTTGTTGCATACTTTCTTTGTAAATAGACATGACATTGAGCCATTATGTAAAGGGCATGGGAACTTAAAAGGGAACTCATACCCACAATCTAAACATTTCCCCTTATATGTATTTGAACTTCCACAAACAAAACAGTAAGTTGTTGGTTTATTTATTCCCATATATTATAATCCTCGTCAGCACTTGAATAACCTTTGCCTAAAATCTTTTGCTCTTTATTAGCTTGATTAAATTCTCTATATTCTTTCTTTGCTTTACTTAATTGAGTTGATTTAAACTCTTCATAAACACCTTCTTCATAATTAGCGATAGATGTTTTTAATTCTTTTCCTAATTGATTTTCGTCCAATCCATACAATCTTTTATTTGTATTAGAAACAGTATTTATAGAAGCATCAGCATATTCCATTTGACCATTTATACCACCATCTGGTCTTAAAATAAATGATAATAGAAGTTGTAAGTGTTTACATAATCCCACATCACCATTCTTATTTCTTGAATTATATTTCCATTCTGCTTTTCTACGTCTTTTATAAGGTGCTGGTGCTTCGCCTATGTAACATTTTCTTTGTGCACAATAATATGCAAATGTAAAATAGAAATGAGCACAAGTACATTTAACTGCACATTCAGTTGATAAATCAATCTTCGTTCTAAGGACAACACGGTCGTCATTAACCTCTACTGGAATTGTTCTAGGATGTTCTTCTAATGCTTTATCAATAAAGTCCTGTAAAGAGGCTATAGGACGCTCTGGATTTCGTTCATTCCATAGAGTTATTCTTTCTTGAATATTATCATAAACATATTGTTCTACATTTTTGAATGAAATAGCACAATAATGTGTTTGTACTTGTTTAGCAAAAGTTGAAGCACTTCCCATGTTTCTATATTTCTGAGTAGACGAAGTAATATACATAACAACACTCAAGGTGTTGTGCCTAGCATTATAAGAACCTTGTGTGTTAATATCTATAATCTGACCAAACTCTTTTCTTCTAAAATCTTTACTTGTGTCCCAAGTACCGTCAGATTCTACTCTTCTTGTACCTCTGATAAGGTCGTGTAAGTTCATAATAACCTCCCACTAAATTGGAGCCATACCAGAGAATTTAATAGTATTTCTAAGCAATGTATTGAGTTCACGTTTAAGAATACGAACACGAGTGTAAAGTTCGTCTGTAGTAAGGTCGATATTGTGCAATACTTCCTGCGTAGATTGTGCTCTTAATGAAGCAAGTGCTTCTAAAATCTTACTAGCAAACAATTTATTAAATATTTCATCTTGAAGACTTATATCTGGCAACACATAATATTGTGGATAATATTCATAGAACAAATTTCCACCCTTCATAAGCTCTTCATTATCTTCATCAAAATTAATTTCTAATTCTCTTGTAGTTGTATTATAGGTTCCTGTACCCATACTACCTTCTAATACCCATATCTCTTGGTCTTCAGAATCATATGCAGTAGGAACAGTTTCAATTCTTTCATCTACCTTTTTTATAGTAAAATCACCTAATTTAAGTTTTAAAGTTTCTTTCATAGGTGCAGTAGGCAACTCTGTATAATAATAGGTTTCGTTCTCTGATATTAGAGACGAACCTACTATTTTACGAGTTTTAGTAATTTCTAGGTCTCTGGTATATGATACACGAAGTGGTGAAATTGGAGGCCATACTTTTAATAGACGAGAATGTTCCTCGTATTCATAAGATAACTTACCAAAATCATCAACGTAGTAACGTGGTAACTCCTCTAAAACTGCGTATCTTACAGCCTTAACAGCACGCACACCTTCTGGCATGCGTAATGTTGCTATATCAAACCCTGTTGGAGTTTCAAATGTACGAGTTTCTTCTATTGGTCTTCTACGAGAATATTGTAATGCACTCTTTCTAAAGAGATTATCCATTTTTTTCATAGTCAAGCCAAGAACTTCTGTTAGGAATGATAAACCTAAAAGGTCTTGACCTTCTTCAGCCAATATAGTTTCTACGCTCTCTTCTAAATATAACATCTACTTAACCTATTATGAAATTACTTGTTTTTCTTTCCAGTTGCTTTTTTAACAGTTGCTTTTGCTGGAGCTTTAGCAGGTGCTTTAGGTGCTGTTTCGGTCTTAACAGCTTCACCGTCTTCTTTCTTTTCAGCTTCAGGTTTAGCAGGTGCATTATCAGGTTTAGGTTCATTATCAGCTTGGTCAGCCTCACCAGCCTTGTCACCTTCATCTTTTAATACATCATTTCCTTTTTCTGGATTTTCTGCTGGTGCATCTTGTACTTCAGCAGGAGTTTCAATTACAGGTGTGCAAGTTTCATCAGTTACAAAAACTAAATCAACATCACCAAAGGTTCTTACTAATTCTTCTTTAGTAATACCTGTTAAATTATTCATACCCGGCTTGATAATAAATTTTCTACCATGAGCCCTGTACGTAATTTCTTCTTTCAATAAACTATGAACAAACATTTCTCTTCTCCTATTAATAGTTTGCTACATTAAAATATAATTGTACATGAATAGTATATCATGGGATTACAGTCTTGTCAAGTTATAAAAGAAAGACCCCCTAATAAGGAGGTCTTTTTAGTATTTAGTTTAATCTGAAAATTAGATTATATCGTCAATACCATTGATTGTCAATTGAGCAGCCAATCTTTCAGCTACAACTTCACCAGCTGCACTTGAAATCAATTGTTTTCTAGTAACAGCAAGGTTGTTTTGGTCATAGATGTCTCTCAATACAGGAAGTATGAAAGTACCGAAAGCATATGGAGTCAAGAAGTCTTGTTTTTTAGACTTGAAGATACCAATAACTTCGCCTGCTTCTACAATTGGAGCATATCCGCAAAGAACAGGAATACCATCATACATACCGATAAGAACCATACCACCCATGTTGTCTTCAAATTGGTTTTCAGCTTGTTTGTACTTAGGTAATGCTTCGATTATAGGAAGTACATCAGCGTTGATAACGATAGAAGTCAAACGAGTCAATGCCAAACCAGATGCAGTTTGAATAAGTTTTTTGATTTTACCCATTACAACTGAAATGAATTGTACATTGAACAGTGCATTGTTACCACCAAGGTTATTAGTAGCATCAACAATACCATTTGAAATATCATGAGTTGCTTTGTTAGCAGCTATAATCTTACCACGGATTTCAGAAGTGATTTTGTTAGCAATTTCTTTGTTGTAAAGAGCTGATAAAGCATCATCAACAACTGAGTTCCATTGAATACCGAATACAGCTTTTGCAAGAGCTTCTTGGTAAAGGTTAGTGTGAGTTTTAACTGAGAAGTTTTCAGCAACTAATCTTTTGCTCTTAAGGTCAACTTCTACTTCAGCCATGTTAGTTGTTGTAGGTTCTTCAATATCTCTAGCGAAGTTAGCAACGAATTTAACACCAGCAGTTGTAGGAGCTGAAGCCAAAGTAACAACGATATCACCTGTAGCATAGTTTACAGTACCTTGTGCAAAGTTACCGTTGATACAAAGCATTTGGTGAGCAACATCTTCTTTAGCTTCTGGGAATGCAATGTCAACCAAAGCACCTTCAGTTCCCGGCAATGTAACAATTACAGAACCCGGTTGAAGTTTAACACCAGTTTTTAAAGTGTATTGAGTTGTACCAGATGCAGTTACAGGCCAATTAGTAGCATCATCTGGAGCGTAATTAACTGCTCTTGTACCAACAAAAGCTACATTGTGTACGCCCATTTCGTCAGCTTTACCTAAAAGGTCTTTTGCTGCAACATTACCTTTAGCATTTTTAGCTGTAATTTCTGTGAAGTAAATCATACCTTGGTTTCCTTTAAGGTCAAATTGGTGACAAAGGAAAGGAATTACAGATTTTTCATATTGATATGTAACCAAAGATACAGCAGGCATTGGGTATGGTGATTGAGAAACCATTGTGCCATCAAATGATTCGTTGCAAGCATAATACTCGCTTTCAGTTGTAGCATAAGATTCAGATACAGGGATTGCACCAGCACCTTGTCTAGCTTGGTTTACATATTCTGGGGTATTGTAGTTAGTAGCAACTGTAGAAACAGCTTCCATAATTTCAGAGAATGTGAAACCAGATATTTTGTTGTAATCTGTGTCTAACAATCTTTCAACAATGTGAGCGTGTTTGTCAATGTCACTATAACGAATACCAGCGTGATTAGGGATTGAGTCAGAGCCATTGCTTCTAACTAAGAACGCTTGTTTAACGTCTTCTACTGTTTTGAATTGTGCCATTTTAAATTTCTCCATTATTTCTTATTAATATGACTTTCTTTTATACGATATAAAATGTAATAACATTTTTATGTTGCTAATTTATTAGTCTGCAAACACTGAGAATGCTTTACCTTTATGAACTGATTTGCTTTCAGAAATAGAATTTCCAAATACTGAAAATGCTTTATTCTTGCGTACTGGAGCTTCTTCTTCAGCTTCAGAAATAACAACATCTTTAACATTTTCTAAAGATTCCTTAATTTCTTCAATAGCAGATTTTTCTTCTTCTACTGATTCATCAGCTTCTTCTGTTTTTTCTTCATTTTCTTCTGGCTTGTCAGCTTTTTTAGCTAAACATGCTGGACATTTACCACATTCGCATTCTTTAGCTTCTTCTACTGCTTCTTCTGTTTTTTCTTCTTTTTCTTCAGCAGGTGCTTCTTCTGTTTTTTCTTCTTCAGCAGGTTTTTTCTCTTCTTCTTTCTTTTCTTCAGAGATTTCATCTTGTTGAGCAGAAATAACCTTTATAAATTCTTCTCTGATATCTTCATAATCAAAGTCTTGAAGCATGTCTGCACATTCTTCTACAGTTGCATTAAATTCTTCAGCTAATTTGTATGCTTGAAGTTCAGTAGCAACTTTATTGAATTCTTCAACAAGAGCAGAATATTGAGAAGCTGTTTCTTCAACCATTTTTACAAGGTCGTCCATAACTGCTTCAGATTCGGCATATTTAGCTTTGTAATCAATTTCTTCTGCTTCATGAGCAGGATATTCTTTAATTGTTACTTTCTTTTCATGTTCATCATCTTCAGATTTAGAAGGAGGATTAATACCAGCTTCAGGTCCAGCATTAACTGTTCCACCTGTTTGAACAAAATCTTTAACTTCTACTTGAGCACCTTTAAGTTCCATAGTTGTACCAGCAACCATACCTTCGAGTACTTCCATTACATCATTAAGAAGTTTTTGTCCTTGTTCATAGATTTCAGCTTCTTTTTCTTCTTTAGATACACCTTCTTCAATAGGCATATTGTTAACAGCTTCTTTCATAATATCAGAAACTTTTTCAGCTGCTATGTCAAGCAATGCTTCCATAACTTCTTTCTTGTCTTCAGCAGGAGCTTCTTCCGCCTTAACTTCTTCAGCAGGAGCTTCTTCAGCTTTTTCTTCTTCGGTAATTTCTTTTGCTTCAGATTTTTTACCTTCTAAGTTTTTCTTAACTTCAGCAACCACAACTTTCTTTTCGTCTTGGTCATCTTCAGTTTCTTTTTCAGGTTCGTTAGCTTCACAAGCGTCTGTACCTTCTGCTACAACTTCTTCAGTTTCTTCTTTAACTTCTTCTGCACTTTCAACCACTTCTTCAGATTTAACTTCTTCAGTAGCTTCAACGGCTTCAGAAACTTCAGATTTAACTTCTTCTGTAGCTTCTACATTTTCAATTTTAGTTTCGTCCATTTCTATTATTCCTATATTTATGTATTATCTACTACTTACCATCTAAAATGTAATAATTAACTGTCATAAAATATAATAACTTTTTATTTGGTCTTATTTTTACCTATACGACCTGTTAAATTTATGCCTTTAGAGTTAGTTTCACTCTTTCCAGTATTATATGTTGTAACTCTCTTTGTTGGTGTAAATCCTAATTCCCTAGCGTAATCATCATTATTAGCAATATCATACATTAATCTTTCCATTTTAGCGTTCATGGCTTTTATATCTAAATTAGTTGCTTTACTTCCGTCTTCCTTAACACCATTTTTTATCATTTCTGTATAATCAGAATATTGTTTTAAAGCATTTTTAATTTCTGGAGATAAATTTTCTGCTTTAATATCATTATATTCACCATCAAAAGCTAAAGATTTAAAAGTCTTTGTAAAAGGTCTTCTCTGAACTCCACCGGGATATTTAGAAGGAACTTTATCTATTGTAGTTTCTCCTGTTTTTTCATCTGTAGTTTCTTCTAAACCTAAATCTCTTAAGTAAGCATGATAATCATCCTCTGGTAATTTATTAGGAATATTAGCATTTTCTTGATTATAAATTTTTTCATTCCATGCATTTTTATACCATTGGACCATCTTATTAGTACGAATATCTTCATAATAATCTAATGCTCTTTGACCATTAGGTAATGTTTTAAGATATTGTGCTATGTCCTGTTCTTTCAGATTAGCCAAACCTTTTTTAGTTTTATCAACTACCCCATCTTCTTTCATTTTATTAATTACTTGAGCTTTCCAATTCATATATTGAATAAAGCTAGGGTCATCAGTAGTTGCTTTACCTAATAGTTTAGTAGCTGTTTTTATATCATTTGTATTAACAGCCTTATTAGCCTTGTCTGAAACAGACCAGAAATGATTTTCAAATGCTTCTTTTCTTGCGTTACTTAATCTTTCTAAAGGATTATAACGATTTCTAGCATTTTCTAAATTAAATTGTTTAATTTCCTCTTCAGTCATTTCACTTGGCTTTTTATTAGGTTCTACAGAAGCAGGTTTTTGTGCAGGTTCTACTAATGTTGAACTATCCCCACCAAGTGCATTATTTATATCATTTCTAGCATTAGATGCTTCTATGTTTTGCTGGTGGTCTAAGAGTTGTTTATCAAAAGACTTAAGCATATTATTAGCAGTTTCTCTATTTTGAGCTAACTTACCATCATATGCTAATTTTGCCTTGTTCATTTCATCTTTATAAGTCCATTCAGCAGTTGGAATACCCTTCATAGAAGCTATAAATTTATTTAATTCTTCTACTTTAGTTTGATATTCTTGTTGAGCTTGGTTATTCAAATCTGTCACATATTGATTAATACTATTACGTGTACCATCTGGATTATTAAAGTCAAATGTTGGTTCTACTAAAGGTTGAGTTGGTATTCTGTTAGGAGTTTCAACATTAGTATTAGCAACACTATCAATAGATGGTGTTGGTTCTCCATTGTCTACTACTTCTGGAGTTTCAATTTCAGTTGATGTTGGAGTTTTAGCAGTATTATCTACTGGTTGTTCTGGTTGAACTGGTTCAGTAGAAACTTCTGGTTGTTGCTCAACTGGTTGTTGTACATTTTGATTTTGTTGATTAATTCCTAATACTTGATTAACTGCATTAGTAACTGCTGTATTTATAGCATTAGTAATTACGTTATTAGTTGGTTGTTGTTCAGTTGGTTGAGGCTCAACAGGTACTTGATTAACAGGTTGTTCAGGTTGAGGAGGATTTTCAACTGGAGCTTCAGTTGGTTGTTCTGGTTGAACTGGAGTTTCCACAGGTGGCTCAACAGTATTAGTAGGCTCTCCAACATTTTTCTGAGCTGGCATATCAACAGTCTTACCATTTACAATAGCTTTAGGTCCTGTTTGTTCTACAGGATTATAAACAATTTTTCCATTATTATCTATTTTCTGAAATAATGGTACTGATTTACCATCTGGTCCAACAGAAATTAAACCACATTCTTTAAGGTCATCATATATAGCTTTAGCTTTTTCATCTAAATTATTAACATCAAAATTAGGATTTGACATTGTTTTAACAAAAGCATTAACATCAGTATTAGCGTAAGGCGTAACTTGTTTAGCACCTTTATATTTAGTTCTTAAGAACTGAGACCATTTATCAACACTACCGTTTGCAGGTCCACCTTCTAAATGTTGAACGCCATTTTCATCTGTAGGGATAACTTTATACTTAATTTCACCTATTCTACCGTTATTTTTAATTGCATTAGATACCATATTAGCAATAGCTGTCTTTGGTAAAGTAGGGAAATATTTAGCTAATTCATTTTTTATAGAATTTCTACTTTGACTGATAGTTCCATTTTTAGCGTCATGTACAGCCTTACCTAATAAACGAGAAACAGGTTCAGCATGCTTAGGATTCATAGTTACATTAGCACCGTTAACAGTTAAGTTAATTTTACCTTTACTGTCTGGCTTAAATGATAAAGATTTAACCATTGAAGCAGCTTTATCTATTTCTTGAGTACGTAAGCTGTTTGCAAAATTTTCTTGACCAGATATTGCTCGTGGTCTTGTTAAACCTTGAACAACCATCTTTCCTGTTTCAGTTTGATTGTTTACAGTAGGCTGTTCAACTTCAGTTGGCTGTTCTGGTTGTTCAGCAGTTTGTTCTGGTTGAACTGGTTCAGTAGAAACTTCTGGTTGTTGCTCAACTGGTTGTTCAGTTTTAACCTGTGGCTCATTGTTTACAGGTTGTGTATTATTGGTATTTGTAACAGGTTGTTCACTGTTTCCAACCGTTGTTGTAGTTTGTCCTTCTGCTTTAGGTTCTGTTCCTTTTGCAGTTGCATCTCCAGCGTTAGCTGTTCCAGCATTAGCTTGATTTTGATTATTAGTAGCTGTATTTGTAGTCTTTGTATTAACTTTGCTTGTATTTGTTTGAGCATTGGCATTTGATGGGGTACCTCTTGTTCCTGTGACTTGAGTTGCCCCTTGAGAATCAGTTGATGTTGTGCCAGTACTTTTTTGAGAAGCGTGTGCCTGTCTTACTTGTTCTCTCGCTTTTTCAATTCTACTTCTAACATCATCACCATTATTAGAAGAAGTATTATTTAATTGACTTTTAATTTTATTGATTTCATCAAGAATCTTACTATTAGAAGCATTATTAGCAACCATCTTTTGAAGACGTTTTAATGTTTCTTCATTTTCAATTCTTCCTCTGCGTGATTTATAATCAGAAATTAAATCATCTTTAAAATTCTTTGCTTTAACTTGAGCACGAATTACTCCATCATATGCTTTACTTAAACCATCTTTAACTTTTTGACCTAAAGTAGTTTCTTTCTTAGGTTCATTAGTTACATCTGGTTCATTTGTAGCATTTGATGAAGCATGTGCAGTGGTCTTATAATTTGTAGTATCTTTTGTATCAGATTGTGGTTCATCTGTAATAGCTTGACTTTTATTCTTCTGAAGATTTCTCCACACATCAAAAGCATGCTTACTCTTAAAGTTTTTATCTGTCTTAAAAGTAGCATTAGAATTAGCAGTTGCATTTGCTTTATCTTCAGTTGATTTATTAGCATTAGCCTTATTCTGTAAATTAGTTTTTACTTCCTGACCTGTAGAAGTAGTATAAATTTTTCCATCTTTACTAAATGTGCCACCACCCGGTCTATTAGGAATTACAGATAAAGCAGTACCTTTCTCTTTAGGAATACCATTAGTAGTATAAGTTTGCCCATCTTTATTAAACGTACCTTGTGTGCTATTTTTATCAATTGGGACTACATTATTTTGAACTTTAGAATGAGTTTGACGATAAGTCTGTTTTAATTTAGGTGCATAACTACCATCAGCAGTTTTTTCCATATCTATAGCATTATCATCTTTAGCATCTATTGGAGCTTCACCTTTATTATACTTTGTAGCAGTTCCATAAGTAAAGCCATCCTTCTTAAATGTTCCATTAGTATTTTTAACAGTTGATAAAGATGTAGATTTTTCTTTTTCTGCTGGAGGTATATTTAATTTTAACTGTTCTGCTGTTTCAGATGGTTTCTTGTTAAAGTCTAATTTCATCTGTTTAGGACTTTTATCAAGATTATCCTTAACCTTTTGTACTACAGAATTAACATTATCTTTAACATTACTTGCAGTCTTTGAAGCAATTTCTTTAAAATTGTTATAACCAGCTTTAAGTTTTTGTTTTAAATCATTTGCACCTTGATTAATATTATTCTTTGCAGTCTGTAAATTATTCTTTACTTTATCGGCTGGGCTAAGTGTTTTATTCAAATTTAAACGTGCTTGACCACTCTGGTCTAAATTAGCATTTTTAACTTCTTGTTCCTTAGCTTTTTCCTGTGCTTTAACAGCATCAACTTTAGCCTTTTCTTCAGCTTTAGCTGCTTTATTAGCCCCTTTAAAGTCTAATGCCATTTGTTTAGGTTGAGGTTGAGTTATTTTATTTTTTAAATTTTTAATATTACTCATACCTCTTTGAAAATTTTGAGCCAGAGAAGATTTATTAGTAGGTTGTTTATGTTCAACTTTATTTGCTTGAAGGTTAGCTTTAGCAGTTTCACCATTAGGTGTAGTGCCATTATGTTGAAATTTATCAGCAACACTCCTAACTTTTTCAACACCTTTTTCTACAGCAGTATCTACAGCTCTTTTAGCACTAGAAGCAAGTCCTTGGATTCTTTCCCTTAGACCTGCTTTTGCTTGATTTTCCTTTTGAACTGGAGTTTCTTCAGGTTGGTTTTGACCAACAGGTTTGAATATAGTTTTAATTCCAGCTTCCCAGATTATATATTCTTCTCTATTCATCTCTTACCTTATTTATTTTCTTTATAATCTTTTTTAAGTCTATCCTTAACATCTTGCCATGCTAAATCAGAGAATGAATAAGGTTCTTTTCTCTCACCATCTTTAGCTTCTTTATAACTATTTTTTAATCTATCTTTAACTTCATTCCATGCTAAATCAGCAAACGAAATAGGTTCTTTTCTTTCTTGAGCTTCATGATATGCATCTTTTAAAGATTCCTTATCAAATAAAGATATTTGTTTAGCTACAGGTTCAATTGGTTTAGTATCGTTAGCATGTTTTTTATTGTATGTTTTAGTTAGATTACTTCTTTCAGCTTGTATATCATTTCTAAATTTACGAAAATCATTAACTAAATTAGCTTTGAAATCATCTGAAGTGTCTGCTAAAATATTACCCTGACCACTTTCTTTATCTGCTTCTATCGCTTGGTTAAGTTTATCAAAAGCCTTTTTACCACGTTTACCAACAAGCTCTGCTTCTGTGACGCTGGCTGCAACAGCAGATTCTTCTTCATCATTAGCTTCATCATCATCTGTAACATGGTCTTCGGGTTTATCTTTAATTTTAATTGGTCTAGTAACATCTTCTTCTGGCTTCTTTTCTTCTTTCTTTTCAGAATCCTTTGATGTTTCCTCTGAAGCCTTCTCTCCTTCAGGTTCAACATCTGGGACTTCTTCTTTAATCTTTTCATTTTTAGCTTCCGTAATTGTTTCAACAAACTTAGTTAATGCTTCTGTTAACTTGTCAAGTTTATCTGGTTCTGAAGCAATACTTTCAACAATTTCTTCTGCTGTAGGTTGTTGGTCTATAACAGCATAAACTTCTTCTGACTCAGAAACTTTTTCATATACAGGTTTAGCTTGTAAAAATCCCGGATTTTTAACAATATCAAATGTTTCCAAGAAATATTTTGTCTTGTCAACTCTCTTAAATGTTTCATGAGGATTTTGTATTAAACGACCACCACCTCTTGATGAAACAAATAAAGGTAATCCAGAATCATAATAAGTCTTTAATAAATGACCAGCAGGGGTATCAAGAATTTCTAATGTACCATAAAGATTTCTTGAACCATCTGGTTCTTCTTTGACGTGTAAATCTGTTACAACGTGAGATACTCTTCCAGCAGCCAAATCTTCATCATCAACCTTTTTATTATGATGTCCGATAGTACCTAACATACCTCTGTGCAAAATTCTATCCATTAATTGTTGATTTTCTAATAAATAAGGATAGTGGTCATCTTCATAGATTCTATTATTTCTTGACATAACACCAATAGGAGCAAATACACCAGAAGCTCTACCAATTACAGGATAATTAACTTTGCCTGCTTCTTTACTTTCACTAACTACTTGTGGTTCATCATAGAATTCAAATGTAGGTTCACCTGAACCACATGCTTCTTCTATAAAATCAAAATCTGTAGACCAATTATTATAACTTTGCATGTCCATCGAAATTTCCCTCTTCATGTTAGCTACATCTGTGTGTGCAAGTGGTCTTGCACCAGCTGCAGCTTTAATTTTCTTAGCATTCTTAGCGTCTGCTACGTCTGGAACGGCATCTTTCAATACCTGTCTTTTAACATTCTTTACCTCAATATGAGGTTTCATGTCTTTTATTTCGTTTCTTATTACTTCTAATTCTGACATTATCTCTTTTTACCTTTCTTAACAACAGTAATAAGGTTAGTAACGTCTTTCTTACCATCTATCATCTGGTTAATTGTCTTGATTATGTTACGTACATAATCTCTCTTTTTCCTTCCAGTGCTATTTAATATTCCTTCAAGGTCAGTTCTGTCCTCTTTATAAGATTTATCATCTTCTTTCTTAAAGAGTTCTTCTTCTGTCTTGTCAGCAGTAAAAGGTGTAACAACTTCTTGTGCCTCACTAAGTAAGCCACATTCCAGTAATAAACTTCTGATTTTGTTAACTTGTTCCATAATTTTTTACCTTTTTCCCTAAAATGTAATTCTAACGTAATATGTTAGAGATTCTACTTGTTTGAGAACCGTTACCGATTTCTTCAACATTAGCATCTTCCGTTTCCCTATCACGTTTTAAAGGATTTCCTTGAACATCTGGGAGGGGTACATTTGCTCCCGGAGGTGGGTTATCCTCTATATCTTCATAATCACCACCAACATTACCATACATCATTTCCTGTTGTTGCTGTATTTCTTCTTCAGTCATTTTTTCAAAGACATCACGAACTTGAGGAACTTTAGCAAACTCTTTCTTCCATAAATCTAAGAAGTTTTCAGTTTTAATTTTAACATGAATATTCTGAGAAGTAGCAACACCATCAATCATACCTAATAAGTCAGACATAGCTTGAGCATTTAATATTAAGTTTTCATTTTCAAGCCTGCTATTAAGGTTAGTGGCAGAATCAAATAAGACTTCTATACATTCTTTATCTATAACACGAGTTGAAATACCTTGGTCATTAGAGAATTTAAACTTCAAATGTTTATAGATTACATCTCTAATACCTTTAGCAATTAACTGTTGTATTTTAAATAACATTCTTGAATAACGAGGGTTTGTATGTAAAGCATCTTCTTTAGTGTCTTTAGCACCTTGATAAGTCATAGTTGCTAAATAACTTTCTGGAATACCTACAGCCTGTGCTATAATCTTACGAATGTTATTAATTTTATCAGTTAAATTAGTATCTTTATAATTAACTTGAATTTGACGCATCATATTAGTACCTTCATCTTGTGAATAAGGTACTAATTCAATTTGTTGCATATAAGAAAGCAACTGCTGAATATCAAGTGATTCCAAGCTATTGATTACATTATTTTTGTTTTTATTCAGCACATTAGACCATTCTTGGAGGTTACGTGAGATTTCCCCCATGTCTTGGTCTGGTGAAACACCAATACCCATAAATATAGGTTGGGTTGCTTGGTTTAATTCAATAGCAGTTGCGAGTTTTTCTAAAATATCATATTGAAGTATAAGTTCAACAACATCTATAAGTAATGGTTTAGCACATCTAATTTTTTCTGGAACTTTAAATTGCTTAACAAAAGTTTTAGCCAACTTAACAGGTATTTTCTTATAGTTAAGCATAAAATGAGAAATAAATTCTGGGTTAATAAACTTCTTACCTATAGCATTATTTTTACCTTGAATCTGAAACTCTAAAGCTCCTACAAATTCAGTATTTTTATATAGTGCTAAAAGATTACGAATATCAAGGTCATCATTAACCTCTACTAAACCACGACCTAATTCAAATTTAGTTGATAAAAATATTTCACTATAACTTAAACCTTCATTAGCAATACACTCTTCTAAAATATTTAAGAAATTAGTTCTCTTTAACATTGTTTTAATTGAGTCATTAAAAAGTTTTTCTTTTTCTGGATTTTCTTCATCTGTGTATTTTACTGTAATACTATTCTTATTACCTAACTCACAGAAACCATCAGAAATAATAATTTCTTTAATAGTAGAAGCTAAGTGTGATTTGTCAAGTGCATCTATTTTATCAAAGTCTGCATTTCTCTGAAAAAGATTATATGAAGCCTGCTGTTCTAATGCCTTCTTCGGTCTACCTATGGGTCCACCTTGTACACCTAAAGAGCCAGATACAGGTTTATCTACAGCAGTCCAAGAACCTAATTGTTTATAAATTGAGGCATTGGAAGCATTTACTACAGCTTCATTTATATAGTTTCCTATTTTATCAAATAAATTCATCTTATTTTCTCCGTATTTTAAAATGTAAGTTATTCAAATAACTTCTCATATTTATTAGGATATATGTTTTGCAATGGGTGATTTCTAGTAAAATACTTAACCTTAATTCCAATTAAATCAAGTAAAGCATCAGCTTTTCTAGTTTCACCATCTTTTAAAGCATTTAAGTAATTAGCTATTGATGATGCTATTGAAAAGCAATCATTATCATCTAATCCTCTTGTTGTTACAGACGGTGTACCCATTCTAAGACCAGATGTTTCAAAGAAACTACGAGGGTCATTAGGTATAGAGTTGCAATTTGTAATTAATCCAACACTGGCTAAAGCATTGGCTAATTCTCTGCCAGAACAAGGGAAACCAGTTAAATCTAAACAAAATGAATGATTATCAGTTCCACCAGATAAAACAGGAATACCATGAATTTTAAATGCTTCAACCATAGCTTTAGCATTTGCTAATACTTGTTGACAATATAAATTATAATTTATACTTTGTGCTTCTTTAAAACATAGTAATTTAGCTAATATTTTAGCTTCATCTGGACCACCAAAGCAACCGGGAATTACTGCTCTTTTAACTTCTTTATCATATTCTTTCATATATAGTATAAAAGCAGAACGAGGTCCTCTTAATATTTTATGAGTTGTTGATGTTATAATATCAGCATAACCAACAGGAGATGGGTGATAACCAGTTGCAATTAAACCAGAAATATGAGCAATATCAGCCATTACTAAAGCATCACATTTGTCAGCTATTTCTCTAACTCTTGCATAATCTATAAATCTGCTATAATTACTCATACCTACAATAATCATTGAAGGCATTTCTTTAATTGCAAGTCTTTCCATTTCATCATAATCTATATAACCATCATCTGTTAATCCATAGGTTACAACATCATAAAATTGAGCTACAGTTGAAAGTGGGTGCCCGTGCGAAATATGACCACCCATATTTGTAGATGGTGCTAATATACAAGCTCCCTTTTCTAATAATGCTCTATATGCAATAAGATTCGCAGAGGAACCATTAGCAGGTTGAACACAAGCGTTGTACTGTGCTTGAGCATTAAATAATTTTAATAATTCTTCTTCACAGCGTTTTTCAATTTCATCAACGATTTCACAACCAGCATAATAACGCTTTCCGGGAAAACCTTCAGCATATTTCATTTGTGCAATACTTCCACAAGCATTTAATATATCTTCAGAACAAAGATTTTGACTTGCAATAAAGTCTAATTCTTTATCTCTTTTAGTATATTCTGCTCTCTCTAACTCTAAAATCTCTGTGTCTACCATAACTTCTCCTATTTACTAAATGGTCTAAAGTCGTAAACAGTCCTTCCATATAATTGATTCCAGTTTTGTTGCTGTTTAAATTGATTAATAATATCAGTAACAGCACCTTCTGTTTTCATATAATACTTATCTTGACTACAAGTGAATAAAGCACCTGCCAATGCATCTGACATATCATCAGAATAACCGTCACCTTTAGGTTTTTGTACTCTCTTTTCATCCTCTCTTAAATTCTTTAATTCTTTTGTCAATAATGGATTTTTATAACCTATTAATGATTCAGTTAGAATTAAATTTTTAAGGTTAAAATATGCTTCTTTAGTTTTTTCAACTGATTGGAAGTCTGTTAATACAGTTTTATTAGTTGCTCTCTGTAAGTATTGTTGTGCCAATTCTCCTTGATGAGAGTCTGTTGTAATCATTTTGATAGGATATCCTTGCTTCTTAATTTTATATAAGAAATCAAGTGCCTTTAATAAGTCAACAGTATCTCCACCCTGTGCTTTTAACCCCAAACAGAAGTCCACAAAGTACATTCTTCTGGAAATTTCTATACCATCATCTGATTGAAATTTCATTCTTTTAGAATAAACGGAGGCTAAACCGAATCTGTCTTGTTTAGAAGCAATATCTAAGTGGACATATCTATAGCATTCAGGGTCGTGAGGATGGGAAAAATAGTCTTTGTCTATCATATAGTCATCAAAGTCTAAATGACCACTTAAAGTTAAGTGCATTTCATCTTTAGTGAATATATCATTTTCCCTATAAAATACTTTTTCAAAAGGTGCTACACTTCTGAAAAAAGCATTTTCTGGAGCTGTACGTAATCCAGCTATTTCTTGAATAGCACGAATAGGTTCAGTTCTAAATGAAGTTAAAAATTCTTGTGTTCTAGGAACTTTAATTACTTTATTTGCTAATTCATCTGGTGAAAGTATTAAGTCTGGTACATCTTCTAACAGGCATGGGTCCTTTGTATCAGAGCCAATAAAGAAATCAAATGTATCTGTGGCGTGTGTACCACGAGCTTCCCAACGAGCGAGATTATCAACTATTTTAACATTAGGAATACCATTACCTTCAACTTGGTCAATACGTGCTTTAATTACATCATTTTCTTCAGTTGGAGATGATGTAATAAACATAATACCTGTGCCTGCTGGAGCTTTATCCAATGTAGCATTACGTCTGTCTATAGCGTGTTGCCATAATTGTAAACGAGTTTCTACCAACTTTTCAGCTGCAATCTTTGTAGTTCCAATATTGGCTTCGTCCAGACAGCATGCAAATAAGTCTGTACCAACTATTGTTGCTAATGATGAACCAGCCTTTAAAAGTATGCTGTCTGTAATAGCCACGCCTTTTTTCTCTATATTAGAGAATGCAAGGTCCCCCTCAACTAGGGTTTGGAAGTAAGGTGAAAGAGTAATTATTTTATATAAGTCTGTTGCAACCTGACCTACAGCAGTCTGATTATCTTTTGAAAGAATAGCCATAACAAGTGAACCAGATGCTTTACCTAATATTGTTTTAGCAGGATTAATCATACAAAGCATAAGAAGTATTTCATATGCAAATGCAATAGCTATACAAGTAGATTTACCACATCTGGTTGCTGTAGATAAAATTATTTCTTCATAAGATTTACACATAGGTGCTGGATAAATCTCTGGAAGTAAAGAATCCCATACTGGAAATATACTATCACCATAAATTGTGCCTAAAAAGTATGGGTCATGAATAAAAGTTTTCATATCAGGTGGATAAGTTCTATAAATTTCTTTACCTATCATTTCAAACAGAAGCTCTGAAACTTCTTCTATAGAAAGAGTTTCATAAACACGCATAAAATCATCTATATCTACTTGATTCATCTGTTTTTCTTCTTGTAAATATAGTCTTACTGCGTCTTCGTTTTTTAAGCCTTGATAAGCGTCTATTACAACTGCCAAACTATTCCAACTCCTCAGTACGATTAGGATTTAATTTACCTAGTAAATAATTAATTTTAGTCCTATCTGTAGCTTCAATAATTCTTTCTTTTCTTTCGGAAGAAGCCATCATTTCTTTAGCCATATCAGTTTTCTGCATAATAGAGTATGCTTTAAATACACATTCAGTATGAAATTCCTGCTGATGTAATTTAACCTTTAAATATTCAATTAATTCTTTAGGTGAAAGTAAGTGTTGTATGCTATCAATAGCATTAGAAAGTCTTTCAATATCTTGACCACACTTTAAACTTCCTTCAATATGACTTTTAGTTAGCCCTAATAAACCTCCCATAGATAGGAGTTCTTTATTCTGTTTACTACTTTCAATAACAATACTTGTAGGTTCATACGCTTTAGGTGCATTTTCTAAAGTATTATTTTGTGGAACATTATTAGTATCATTATCATCTATGTTAGGGTTGAAATCCATTATTTCTTCCTCTTAGTTTTCTTTTTAGCCTTTGGCTTCTTTACTTCTGGTTTTTTAGCTAATTCTAAAATAGTATCATCAAGCTCATTCATAGTGTCTGTAAGTTGTTTAATTTCATTAAACTCTTCTTCTGATATTTCTACACCTTCTTGCTTTAAAAATGTCTCCAGAGCTTTCTCAACCGCCTTAGAATTATCATTTAATTCTTTTATGCTCTTATCCAATACTTCTAACATTGGATTAGGTTTTCTCTTAAAATAATTAAATCTTCCCATTTCTGTGCACCAAATCTGCCCTATGTTGTAATAAAGCATCTGCTTTATCTGTTATTTCCTTATTATGTATATCAATAGCTTCACTATCCATCATATTAATAATTTCTCTAACACTTTTTCTTCTGATTTCTCTTGAGTTTAAATCGCCATAATATTTTTCAATAAGGTATTCAACTCTGGTAGTTTTTTCGTACCATTCGCCATTTATCAGAATATAATCAATGCTATCAATATATTTATATAAATCATCTTGATTTTTAATTGTTTTAGTTTTAACTTGTTTTCCAGTGTTATGCTCTATAAAAGAACCTCTTGTTTCATAAGGATAATCTTCTAATGCAGAACAATGTACACAAGTAACTCCATTGGTAAAGCTATCATTAATATATTGCATTAAATAAACAATATATTCTTGCTCTTTAGCATTTAATTCTACCTGTGAACCTAATAATTTAAAGTATATTTTCCTAGCAGAATGCTTCAGCATAGAAGCCTTCCTATCCCCCAATTTAAGCATAGGTCTTAATGTATTTATATAAGTCCAGAAAATGTCAGATGAAAAATTAAATAAAGTCATTATGGTATTAAAATTCATTCCATATTCATAGCTTAATATGAAAAGAAAAATCTTATCATAATTCATATCTTTTATTATGTCATCAAAAGTAAAACTAACTACTGCTACTGTATTGTGTTCATTCATTATTATGCACCCTATTCCTCTTCTAAACCGTCCCAACCATTACTATTGACATCTTCTCCTAAAACTTCAAATAAGGCTTCCCGGAGATTCTCATCAACTTGATTAAAATAAGTGTCATCTAAATAGTTTTCAAGGTCTTCGATATGATAAGGGTCTTTATAATCTTCAGCAATACTTTTCTGTAAATTAAAGTCTAAAGGTAAAAGTTTCTTTAGATATTTATGTTGCCTGCGTTGTTTCTGTGTTGTTACAGTGCCATAACCACGCACCCAAGTACGAATAAATGTTGCAAGTGTACCCTTTTTAGGGTCATATTTTTCCTTAATTTTTCCAAATACATATGTAAAACAATCATCTACATCTTCTTGGTCAAAATTAGTTTGTCTTACACCATTCTTCCAATGTCCTTTAGCTATTAAACACTTCATTAATAACCATTTAATTAAATTAGTTACACCGTGATAAAACTCATCAGTGTGCATTTTCCCTTCTTCATAGAGCTTTTGTACATCAACTCTACCTGTTAATCTTTTTCTTGCCACCTTACACTACCTTATAGACACAATTAATCGTTAATATTGAACACAGGCTCAACATTAACGTCTTCATCTATACTATTGTCTCTCTTCTCACCACAATTCGGACATTCTTCTTGCTCCTCGAAGATATATCCGCATTTTTTACATCTATAATATTCAACTGTCATTAGGATTCAGCCTCCTTGTTATTATATTTTATTATTTGACATGTAATAAAATATAATAACTAGGGCTTTTTAAGTTTGCCCCACTAATTCTCTGACCTCTTCTACATCAATACACATACAATCTATATAACTCTTACAATCTCTTAAACTGTTTACTTGTTTTATTGATTTAACATTTTGGTCAAAGACAATACATGCTTCAACAAGACTTGTATTAGTTATAATTTTACCATCTTCAATCTGTGCATCAATGTATTTAGCCATTGGGGTTAGCAATGATTTTGGAACAACTTTTTCATCTACTAGTTCACAGATAACTGCAACAGGTTCTCTAGTAATTTCAACGCTTTCCTCTTTGTCTAAAGGAGTTTCTTCTGGTATATTATTTAATTTATCTTCAATAGCAAGTTGAATATGTTGATATTCTTCATAATCTACTTCGCTTGAGCGAGTATAATAAATCATATCTTTTTCAACGTCCATTTTAGAATTAGCCAGTTTTAAGAAACCTTCATGTAAAGTGGTTGGTTTATTAAAGAGAACAGGAAGGTCAATAGAAAGGATTCTACTATAACCTTCCTTAGAAACAGTACCACAAACAAGATAACCACCAATAAATCCGTCCTTATGATATGTTCTGTCCCAAACAATACCTTCAACGTCTTCTATGGAAGCAATTTGTTCATAACGCATTTCAACCTCATTAGATTTAATTTTACTTACGTTAATAATTTCATTACCTTTAGATACTACAATAAGGTCCCAACCTGTATATTTAGGTTGTACTTCCATAAGGTTTGACTTGTTTATAAGTAATTCTTCTTGAGTCTCTTCTGGTTGTTCAAGAAAGTAAGATGGAGGAATGCTGATAGCTTTCAGAAAAGCACTTCTTGAAAATGTATTAAAACGATTAAAATTATCATCATAATACTCTTTAAAATTGTGCATATTGAATGTTTCAATATCATATCCTAATAATTTCTTCTTTTCTATGTCTATCATTACACTTATCTCCGTCTTATGGAACTTCGCCCTACGTTGTCCATTCCGCTAGTTCCCTTTTCTAATTGTTCTATATGATGCAATAAAGAATCTTTTAATCTCTTAAATCGTTCTGGATTTTCTGAAAGGTCTGTTATGTCTTTATAACCATCAGAAATATTCATTTCTATTACATCATATTTCATTTTCTGAACATTACTTATATCCATTGCTGTCCCATCTTCCCCTGCCTTATCATTGTCATAAATGAGGATAAACTTGTTTGTCAGATTACTCAAGACCTGTAGGTTTATCCCCATATGACTTGTATTATTTGACAGAACATAAGGATATATCTTTTTAAGTGTGATACAGTCTTTAAGACCTTCGCACACTATGATAGGTTTACACGTTTCGTTTTCATCATAATTTTCAAAATCCTTATAAAAACCGAACATTATTGGAACTTTATGGTCCTTATCTTTAAATGTTCTGGTTATGGTTGTATAAGACTTATCGAAAACTGTTCTGTAGATGAATCCTACTATAGTCCCGGAAACTGTCTGGAGTGGTATTGAATAGAAAAATCTATGTGAATACTCCTTAGTGTCCTTCGAGAATGTCATTAGGCTACCCATTGAATAAAGCCTTGTGAGATTCTTGTCCCTATCTATGATTCTTACATCTATACCGCAGTCACGCAAAACGTGAAACGTCTGATTATCAATGGTTCTAACCTTTGAAATAGGTATACCATTTTTATGTAACTCGATATACTCTGTAATATCTACTACTTTCTCTTCCATAATTATAGTATACCACAAGTGATAAAACTTGTCAACTATTCGCATAGAGAAATTAAAAACTATTTAATTGTTAAACTTGTAGTGGGCTACCGCTTCCTTTCCCCAACCTCACCGATAGCTCCCTGTGATATAGTTGAGGGGTCTTTTACTTACTCAAATGTCCTAAAATCAATAATAACTTTAAAAATAATCAATAACTTTTTTAATCTAAATACAACTTTTTTAAAAACAATAATTCATCTTTTACTAAGTCTAAATCTTCTTCTTCAGCTTCTTTTACGGTTATTACTAAATGCACTTAACAAGGTGTTGACTACCTTGTCGGCTACACTATGAGTCGCACTTACATTCAGAGGTGTCAAAACATAGGTTCACACATTTTTAGATTTTACAAGCAGAGTGTGACCTCTACTGCATTAAACATTCAAATATCAATGTTCAACTCTTTTATGATACCATAAGGAACTAATGTTGTCAACTCTTATTTAATCTAAAAGATTTTTGAGCTTTTAAAATAAAAGGTAATAATTACACTTTTAATTTTTACTCTCTCATATTTTTACTATATCATAAAGGTTTTATTTTGTCAAGTACTTTTTTAAAATTATTTTTTAATCTTTTATAATTACTTTAATACTATAGTAATTAATATTAATATTATAATAATATTATAAATAGAATAATATAGTAATATAGTAAAAAATAAAAGAATATTGTAAAGAACTAATAAACAATAACCTAATAACTTTAAAAATAATCAATAACTTTTTTAATCTAAATACAACTTTTTTAAAAACAATAATTCATCTTTTACTAAGTCTAAATCTTCTTCTTATAAAAATCTGAAAAAATCCTTTGTAAGAAAGAAGGTTGAAAAGCAATAATAGTAAAGAAAACCTCTCATTTTCATGAGAGGGGACATAAGTGTACTTGACAAAGAAAAAATAGTATTAAATGTTTAATCTGTATTAGAATATAATTTAACAGAAGTATTTCTTCTTACCTGTAGCCTCATTTACAAACTCGTAACCACATTCAAAGCATACTGACATAGTTTCAGAACCTTCCCTTCTATTATAGAAAAGGTTACTTCCACAAACAGGACATTTCTTAACGTGATATTTCTCTAATTTATGTTTGATACCTTCATACATTTGCTCAATAGAAATCCGGGTTTTTAATCTCATAGTGAGTTGCTTCTTATTATAATCAATTGTAGGTATTCCATTTTCTTCACATAAATACCTTACATCTTCCATATCCAGATTCCTAATAAATAAATCAAAGAATGGTTTGTAAAGAGATGCCTGCTTCACTTCTTCAAAGTTAAGGTCATCATCTAATCTAATTACACCTATTTTTCTGAAATGCTCATACTGATTTATCATATCCATAGCTTCCTTTAGGTGTTTATCGTGAACAATTAAATAAACAATATTAAAGAAAGTTGTATATGCTGTGAGTTGTTTATATAATCTTACTAAATTATCTCTAGGGGATTTAATTTCAAATCCATAAAAAATATTCTTCTTAAAATCAAAACTGGCAAAGTCTACTACATTAGTAGAATTTATGCCAAATTCATTAGCAAAAATATTGGATTTAAAGAATTCTTTGTTTCGTTCTAAAAATGCTCTCCTAATATCCATGTCCTTGAGAACATAGCCTGCCTTTTTTGTTCCACTCATTTTTATTTCCCTTTATTTCTTCAATTGTCTAATCTTCATGCTTAGTGTAGGAAACATTGCTAAGTGTGCCATATCAACAACAGCACAAGCCTTTCTTATCCTTTCTTCTTTAGCAAGGATATTATTTACTTCCATCTTTCCTTCACCTTCTTTATCATTATCGCTAATGCCATAAATTTCTTTAAGAGCTTGTTTTAATTCACCAATGTGAACCATCTCTTCTTCTTTAATATCGTGTAATATCTTTTTAAGAGTTGGATTTAATGCTTTGTTAGCAGCTTCTTCATAATGAGCCACTGCTTCTGATTCATCTCTTAACATATTTCTGATAATAACTATATCGTTTTCCATTTTATTTCTCCTATTTTTAGAGGTGTAACTCCCTAGAGGCAAGGAGGCAGAACCTCTAGGGCACCTCTTGTTGAGTGGATAAAAGTGGGTTTGTCCAATTTAAAAATTAATAAATTATATTTTTAAAATGAAACTTGACGGAGAAAAACTATGGCAATTTTATCTGAAAATCAATATTATTCTAATAAATGGAAACATCATACTGAAATAACGCAGGCACCAGAATATAAAGAATATCCTATTTCAAGTGAAAATATGCCTATGTATATTCTTGATGAAGATTATAGGTTATGTGCTTATTCCTATACAATAGAACATTTAAAGAAATACATTGAATATATCACTTGGAGCATGTGCAGGCGTTATGGTGACAATTCTACCAAGCGAGAAGCTGCAAAGCATGATAGAGTAGATTATATGTTTTACAATCAACGCACGGCATATTGGTACTATCAATTATACATTGAAATGCAGAGTGTTTATAAAAAGAGATTTGGTTCTGGTTATAAAGTAACAGATTTATTTAAAGATGAATGGTTAAATGATTTATCTAGTATTTATGGACCCAAAGAAGTTAAGAATAAAGCATATAAACCTATTAGATTTCCGCATCCAGATTCTATATATAAGCAAAATAAAGATATTTTTAAAGTATATGAAAAACAAATATTTAAGCTAAAAACAAGTACAACTCGTTACAGAATTATGTATATGATAAATGGTTACCTTAATAGTGAATTTCCATTAGGAGCACCTGCTTGGTACAATTGCATGAGAGGTACTATTTATCAGGCGTTTAATAAAATGACACATATGTACTATAAAATTGATACAACTGTAGAAGGAGTTTACTCTTATTTTTATTCAAATGATGGAAAAAACTGGTTTGAAATAAAACCTGTTTCAGTTGAATTACGAGGTTTAATAGATAGTATCATCTTTGCTCGTGAGGTTTAAATTTTAAGTTATGACTGATAATATTCCAAATAATGTTGATAACGCTAACGCTCAAGTCAACCAGAATGATAAAATTGAAAAACAAGTTAGTAGCAAGAAAGATATTTTAGCTACTAATATATCTTTAATGAGTAAACCAGAAGCATATGAGGATTTTCAAGCAGGAACTTTCACTTATGTTCCTAATATGACTGGGTGTACGTTAAGGTTTAAAGGGTTTAAACAATATGAAGTTTATTTGGTTTTAAATACAGCACCTAATTTTGAATATCAGGACCCATTGGTTGAAGAAGATAAATTTGTAATTATGGTAATTAATGTTGCAGATAAAAATTATTTTATTTCTAATTTGAATCAATATGCACAACCAATCATAGAAGTTTTAAAAGAAATAGCAGACAAAGACCAAGTTACAGACAGAGAGCTTCCCTATGGATATATGAGAGATGAGGATGGAAGTATTAAAATCAACCCTGCTGAAGCAGTTATAGTTAAAAAAGTATTTAAAGAATACCCTTCATATCGTTCAATACGTAGAGTTGCTGAATTATTAAGAACAGACTATTCATTCGTTCATGACATTTTACATGATGCAAGATATGTAAGAATGCCTATTCAAATAGTTCCAGAAATAGACGTTAGAAGAGCTTATCAAGTAATTCAAGCCAACAGAAAAAATCAGCATACTAAAAAGAAAGTTAGACGAATTTATTAATACTTACATTTTAAAATAAAGACATTGGAGATAAAACAGTGGTAGTAAGATTACAAGTTAGACATGACACTAAAGCTAATTGGGAGTTTCATAATCCCCTATTATCCGTTGGAGAAATAGGTATTGAAATAGATAACGAAGTTACGCCAAATCGTATGAAAATAGGTAATGGTACAGACCGTTGGGATAATTTACCCTTTTATGACGAGGCATTTATTCACGCTTCAGAAGTTGATGAAGATATATTAGGTGAAAAGACCTTTAAGAATCCTATAACTATGGATTGCAATTTAATTATAACGGAAGGGCATTCTATTAATGGTCAAATTGAACGTGCAGAGCAAGACAGTATTGGCAATATAATTAGTGATTACTATCAAAGAAGATTAGCATTTAGTAACTATCTTGTTAATGAAAACGTGGACTGGAACGAACTACTTGCAGAAGGAACATATAGCGTTGATGCTACAGAGGTTGGTTTTAGCGTTTTGAACCACACTCCATATGACTTAAGCCCTAATATGTGTAGTTCAGGTATATTAACAGTTGCAAGGGCTTGCAATAATAGGCTTGTACAAATTTATACCCCAATTAGTTTTGTTGGGCAAAGCGAAAATACTATAATGTCAGTTGTTTATAGAACAGATGATGCTGTGATACAGGACGATACAGTATATCATAACTGGTCAAGCTGGACTACTTATACAGCTTCAGATACATCAATTGTGCACACAACAGGAAATGAAATAATTAGAGGTTCAAAAACATTTGAAAATAGCTTAAGTGTTTTAGGTGACACACTCACTTTAGGAAACGTAGAATCTCCAACTTTATATATTAAAAAGAATGAAAATGTACTTATAGAAGATAATTCAGCAGATGCTTTATATATTGCAACTAATTCTGCTAACATAAAATTAAGACCTAATGGTAGGAATAATACTACAGGTGAAGTTACTATTGATTCAGCAGGTATTATTAATGGTAAAATTACTAAAGATTCTGAAGGTAACACTATTACAAATACATATGTTAAAAAAGAAGATTTAGCAACATCTACCAGACCTATTGTTGTTAGAGATGTTGAATTATTAAGTGCTGATGATTTCCCAATAGAATTTGAATCTATCCTTGATAGAAAAATTGAATCATTTGATATACATACATTAACTGTTAATGGTACTCCAATTATAGAAGAAGATGGTATTATTACTGGTTTTTCCACTAGCAATTATTTAAGTTTAGCTACAATTATAGATACAACTAAACCTTGGACTATTAAAATGGATATTACCACTGCTAATTTAGGTGTTCAACAAGGTATATTCATGTTAAGCCAATATTTTTATTTAACTTTCTCAACAGATAAGTCATTACAATTAAGAACTACAGATAATAATATGGCAAACTGGGTTGGTACAGATTCAGCTTTAGCAGATGATACAAATTACTATATTGAATGTGGTTATGATGGAACTAAAATTTTCTTAAATTGTCAAGCAGAGAATGGAGAATTAATTGAGTCATCAAAAACACCTTCTTCATATTCTGGTGTAAGCAATTTATCTCTACAGAGTATAGGTAACTATACAACTTATCCATTTAAAGGTTCTATTAACTTTAAATCTTTTGCAATAGAAGTTGATGGTGAAGAAATATTTAATACACACCGTAAACAAATTGATATAATTAAAGCTGATAATTATGGAATGTCTGGAAGTCCACTTCCTACAATTAGTTCAGATGGTGTAGCTTCTGGATTTTCTGCAACAGGTCGTATAACTGCTGTTAATCTTTCTGTTAATAATAATTTTGAAATTTCATTTAATATTAAAACTGGAACAAATAGTGCTGAATATCAAACTATACTTAGAGCTTATGGAACTAGTGAATCTCAACATTTATTTACAATTGGATTAAATTATGGAAAATTATTATTCAGCACTGATTCCATTACTAGAAATACAGTTTCATTACAAGAAAATACAGAATATACAATTGTATTAGATATATCTGGTACTAATTATTCTGTTAGACTAGATGAAGATGAAGCATATAATGGTTCTATTGATACAGCATCATTCTCTACAATTAATTTAAGTTTAGGTAGTTCTGGTAGTGATAACCCATTTACAGGTTCAATAGACTTAAATACATTGCAGGTAATCAGAAATGAAGTTGTAGTATATCAACCTTGTTTAAGAATACCTTATGTTTATTCAAGACATGGTGTTAAAATAGTTGATATGAAATATAAAGACAGAGTTAATGACTGTTATGAACAATTTAGAACAGGGAATTATTTTGTTATAGATGAAGAAAATGGATTATTCCAAATGCCTCATGATACATTAGATGGTTCTGTAAGAACTATAGCTAGTTATCGTAATGGTAAAGTATCATATGAATATAATACAGACTTAGAATGTATACAAACAGGTGCTTGCACATCTGGAACACGTTATACATTCCCAAAACCATTTGCTGATAATAATTATGTATTACCTGTAGCTTGTTCAAGCAGGGATAAAGATGGATTTACACCATCTTCAACAACTGATTTTATAGCAAAAGGTAGGATAACTTTAGGATAGAGGATTAAATAATGAAATCATATACTAATGGCGAATATGAAAGAAAAGCTATGGAAGCTAACAACTCTGGACAAATGCTTTATATAATAAGAAAATTTTCTGAAGAAAGCATGCCAGAAGGTGATAATATTGATGAATTATATTCTGAACCTTTTTATATAGATTCACTTGATATAGCTCCTTTAGGTTATTATGTCTGTTCTGAAGGTAATATAACAGACGGAACACTTAACCCTAATTATGAACAAGAAGCACAGCAAAGGGAACAAGAACGAATTAATAATCTGCACGTAACTCCGTTGGATTTTCTAAAAATGTTAATGGCTTTAGGCGTAACAGATGAACAAATAGATGTATTTTTAGATAGTCATATTGCAATTAAACATCAATTAACCTTTTGCAATCATGTTTATTGTGGCGTAGCAAAAGCATTAGCACCATTTGAGATTGCAGGCAAAACAATTACAGCTCAACAGATTGAACAATTATTTATACAAGCCCTAGGAACAATAGAAAATATTCAATAATAAATTAATTACATTGCTTTTACTTATTGCTCTTAGGAAATTAAAAGGACTAAGAGTTTTTCTTTATCAGCATTTAATTCCAGTTTATGATTCTACAAATAATGTATATGGTATGTATGATATAGTAGCAAATCAATTTTTACCTATGGTTGAACTATAATTTATGAATTTTTTTAAGAAAGTATTTAACAATATTAAAAAGTCCTTCTCTCATTTCTGGATAACTCCTACAGATAATAGAGGAGGATTTCGTTTTAATATTACTTTTAAGTTTTAAAACTTGACAGGATTAATTAATTATATTATAATATAAGAAAAGTGTAAAAATTACACTTAATATTATATTTTAATATGCAATTTAAAACTTAAAGGAGAGAGAATAATGAAAGTAAAACCTATAGAAGCTATGACTTATTTTAGTAATAGTTTAAGGGACCAAGAAGATAATAGTGAACTTAAAAGTAAATCAAAGAGAGGGGTAGAAGATATTAATCCGTCATTCAAATACTATATGGGCACATGCCAGCCAATTAAACCACAAGTGATATTTACAGGGCATGGACCATATCATTTTTCGTCAAGTACTTTTGACCCAAATGGATTTTTATTTCCGATTCCGTATTGTCCTATGCCACCTAGAGGACCTTTTACCGGGAAACTAGACAGACTCGCTTAAATTATATTTTAGTGTAACAGAAACATAAATATAAATATAGTGAGGGACTACATGTTTATCAAACCTATCTCAAAGGACGGCACATCTGTAACATTATTTAAAGGTAAGTGGGGAGTCCGAGAGCTTTGGATAAGAGGTAAACTCCCAAATGTGCGACACGACATTTATGGACTTCCTATCACTAAAAAAACTGTGTCAAGAGAACACATTGTCCCTAAATGTTTTGGTGGAGTATCAGACAATTGTAATATAGCTCTTGCTGATAAATATATAAATTCAAGAAGAGGCTGTGAGAAACTTTCAGAATTCACTACGTTAGAAAATGTAGTGAATTATTTTTTGCAATTCATTGGAATTAAAGTTAAAGACCACGGAAAAGTAATGTTTGATGGAGAAAAATACTTCCGTTCTTGTATTCCATCTTTACGACATGAAGGATTTAATCTCGATTTAAGAGGTTAATTATATTTTAATGCGAGTAGAAGAAAAATAACGGAGGTATATTATGAAATTCACTGAAATCTTTACATTTCTTAAAGAAAACAAACTATATGCTGAAGCTCGTGCTCGTGTAGCAGACCTTCTGTTAGCAAAGAAAGAAGAACTTAAAGCAATTGTAGAAGAATATCTTAAAGAAAAATCTCCTATAATTAAAGAAGGTGCAATTGCATTCATTATGGAACATATTGAATTAAAATTCCCTTACAAATTCTTTAAAGGTTCAATCAAGAAAGCTATTGCTAAAAACTTTGATAAGTTAATAGAGTTCATTCTTGTTAAATTACAGGAAATCTAAATCATAGATTTTAAAGTATTATTCAAAAGGGCAAGCTCATATTTATTAGCTTGTCTTTTTATTGTTCCTATAATGTTTGTATTAATACCATTAATATATTGAACTTTTTCTTCTTCAACATAATCATACAAATAATTCTTTAAAGATATAGAAGAACGGTCTGGAAGACCTACTAAATCAGTTGCGTCCCCTTCAATAATCACTTTACCAAATGCTCTAGTTTTTAATCTATCTACAGTTTCTTTTAATTTTGCTTCAGCTTCCTCTTCTGAATCTTCTGGTGTAATATTAGCTTGAACAGTTAAACTTGGTTCTGTTTCTTCAGAAACAACAAATATTTCTGGTTCTTCTCCATCTACATATAAATGTAATTCTGGATTATTAGTAATATCACCATTAAAAGTAAGAACATAAGGAACTTTACGACCTACATAATTACCTACATTAGATTCATCAAAAATATATTTGATTTTATAAAGGTTACGAGTTCCCATAATTGTAACAACTAATTCATAGAAAGTAGCAGTTTCATAACCTGAAGTAGTTTTTATATATGTTTCTTGATGTGATTCTGTACTAATTTTAAAATATACACCAGTATCGTCCCATTTATTAAATATAGCAGATTCTTCTTTGATATCATTAAATTGTGCCACAAAAAATAAAGATAAAGGACCATTATTAAAGGTTATATTATCATTTGTAGAATCCCATAATTTGTACTTACTTTTTAAGAATGAATCTGGTTTAGCAAAGTTAACAATGTCATATGCTAAATAATTAGGGCTTCCTAAAAAGAATAAATCTGATAAGTCATTACCAAACTGAGAGTGTAAAGAATAATTTAATAAAGCATATTCAATATTCTGCATTCTGCTATAGAACTTTTGTTGCTTATCATAAATTTGTTCTAACATATTATAACCTATAACTTCAGCATTAGAATGCACAATTCTTTCAAGGTTGGTGTCAACATATAAGAACATATTAATAAAGTCATCTAACACACTCTTTGTAATATATTTATACTTTGAAACATAATAAGAGTTAATTCCGGGGAAGTCTATTGTTCTAGGACCTAAGTTAAGTACAATTGTTAATTCATACCCTAAGTCTGCTGGTTTTACAACATTAACTTTAGAATAAGAGAATAAATGTTCATAACCCATAACCATGTCAAATAAACCTATTTCTGTAATAGGTACATCTGCTAAATCTGGTGGTATTTCACATTTAATAGTAAGTACACCTTCTTCATTATCAAACTCAAGAACTTGAACGTCTAATTCATATAATAAAGCACTTAAATCTTCTCTATCTGCATATAAAGTATTATCTCCAGAACCTACTTTAACATGAATAAAGTTGAAATCTTCAATATCTTCAACTAAATTTCTACAGATTTTATATAAAGCATAATTTGTATAAATTGTATTATCTAAAAATTGAGTCATTATTATACCTTAAAGTAAATATTCTTTCCGCATAAGCTATTTAAGAATAATGAGTTACATCTTAAAATTTCAGACGATAAATTTTCTTTAATTAAACTCATAAATCCTACTTTAGCATTAATGTTTTCAGTTCTTTCCATTATACCTGAATTAGCATTTGTTCTATATACATAAGATGTTGTAGGTATTGGAACTGGTTGCATACCTTCATAAGTATAATCATTGTTACCATTTACTGTACCAGATTTTAACATAGCAAATTTAGTTCCATTAATGTATACAGTTGCATTAGGTGTTAAACCTGTTGTATCATAAGAAAGTATGACATTATAAACAGATGAAGGAACTGCATTATCAGAAGTTTTATATTTTACATAACTACTTGAATCAGTAAATAGCACTAATTCAATAGCATTGTTTTTAGTTTTCCTAATTTCAAAGTTATGCTTATTATGGGTATAATCTGATTGAGCTAACAATATATTATCTTCGTGCGGATTATTATGTTCCAGCATAGCAATAAAAGTAAAGCTGCTATCATACCAAACTTGTCTATTAATTGTTGTATCATTAATTGTTTCTGTAACCCATCTATATCTGATTAAGTCAAATTGTTCTCCTGTAAATGTAATTCTATCGTTACTTGCAGGGTTTTCGGCACCACTTAAAGTAATTGTATCGCCTGCAATTGGTCCTGTATGTGAAGCATCTGTTGTATAGTTAACAACTTTTTCTTTAAAGTCATATTCTTGATAAACTTGACCTACTTCATTTACCCATTTAACGGAGTCATCACCAACAATTTGGCATGTCCAAGTGTGAGGTGCACGTGCTGTACTTCTTATATCACCTAAGATAAAACGGCTACTACTTCCAGAACTTTGAGATTTCTGTGTAGCATGAGTGTAATATTGAATATAATTTTCTTTTATGTATGCTTGAGTATAAGGTAGCCCATCAAGGTGCCATCTATTTTCACTTGAACTATAAGTAATAGTACCTTGATAATCGTGATTAATTAATTGTCCTATTTCAATATTATCTGTTGAACAAACAACAGGGTCAACTTTTTCAATTTGGAAGTAATCATTTTTATCAAAGTTTAAAGTTGATAATAAGCCTATATAACTTTGGTCATAAGTTGCAATAGGTGCATTAGTTGATAAATTTAAACCGTGACCAGAAAAGTCTTTAATACATTGTAATGTTCCATGAATATCTGTATAACCAAAAGACCAGCAACCTAAAATGTTTTTCAAATCTGTTACAGAGTTTGCAATATTAGCATAATAATTAGAAATACTCATTGCATTACTTGATAATGTATTTTGAGCAATTAATTCATTTAATTGATATTCTCTCCCAAGACCAAGTATGTGAGTATTTTTACCAATTTGTTCAGCGAGGTTTGCTTCAACAAATAGAACAGATTGGTACATATTTTCTACGTCAACTTCTTTAACAAATTCATTATCTGGGTCTAACTCAATTCTGTCATAAATATCTAATAAGTTAGCAGATTCAATATATAATGTGTAATCAACAGCAATGATATACCCTTTATCTAATGCAGGCTTATTAAGGGGTTCTCCCATACCTACAGCAAATAAATAGAGTTGGTTATCTCTTTCTTCAAAGATACCCATTTCTCTAATTTCAAAACCACTAATATTTTCATCAATATGTGCTTTGAAATATACTGTATTTTCTATGTCTGTACAAACACCTTTTTCGTATATACCTATATCTTTGGTATATAAACCCGGTTCTTCCTCATATGATACAGGTTCTAATAATTCGTTTCTGGTTTCTCTACTACGGAAATCTTCATCATTACTTTTACCTACGTGAATGCAAGAAAGACGAATTCTGTCTGTTGGGTTAGCTAACATCTCAGTAATACGTTTTTTACCATATTCTGTTATAACCCATTTTAACTCTTTTATTAACTCTGCCATTATTAGTTCCTATTAAAATTCAGTGCTATTATAATTTAAAATGTAAACAATGGGAGTGTTTACATTTTAAGATATAGAAACTATGTAATTTTTTAAGGTAGGAATAAATAATGGCTGTAGAAACTCAAGATATACAGAAAATTGCGACAACATTATCCCAGTTGGCACAAAACTATAATGAATTAGCTCAAAACTGGTTTGATATTTTTTATAACCCAGAGGCACGTGATATTACCGTAAAATTCTTTGATGAAAATGGTAACTTAGCATCATACACACTACCTAACAGAGCAAAAGATTTAAAGTATATATTGAATGGGGTTGGAGACCCTTCTTTGAATGATGATTTAATTGATTCAGCCGTTGGTTCCTTATATTTAGATACTTCTACAGGTGATATTTATTCTAAACAGGCAACATATTGGAGACGTATGATGTCTATGAATGAAGTATACAGCCAAGGTCATGGTAATCCTAATGGGTATAAGTCTGGAAACCGTGGTGATATGTATACTGACCTTGATACAGGTTATCTTTATTTAAAACAAACTGAAACAGGTACAGAAGGTTGGGAACTTTCTGGTGCTGGTGGTAAAGCAAACGAAACAGATGTACAAGCTATGTATCAGGACCTTTTAGGTAGAATTACTGCTGTACAAAATGAAATCAACGCTGGTGTTGTTCACTTGACAGGTAATGCTGAAACAATTCAGTCTGAAAAAACATTTGCTAAAATGGTAACTTTTAATAATACTGCAAGCAACGCATACGCCTTAAAAGTTACAGCAGGTTTATCATCTTTTTCTGGTAAAGTTACAACTAATGCTTTACAAGCAAATGGTGCTGTAACTTGTGCTTCTACATTAGGTGTCACTGGGGCAACCACTCTTTCTGGAGCAGTAACTGTAGCAGGTAATACAACTGTAAATGGTACTTTAACAGCAAATAATACAGCCAACTTTAAAAATGTGTGTACTTTTGATAAAGTAATAATGGGTACTGCATACAGAGCACTATCTGCCGATATTGCCGAATATTATGATGCTGATGAAGAATTACCAGCAGGTACATTAGTTCAGTTTGGTGGAGAAAAAGAAATAACTAAGGCTAAAGATGCTGTAAATGCTGTTATATCAACAAATCCAGCATACATATTAAATGGTGATAATAATATGGAACATCCATCATTAATAGCCTTAACAGGAAGAATTCCTGTAAGGGTAAAAGGTCCTGTAAAGAAATTTGATTACATTGTTTTATCTGATGAAGCTGGAGTGGGAAAAGTTGACAATTCTAAAAACCCATGCTATAATTTGGTTGGAAGAGCACTTGAAGAAAACCTTGAAGAGGGTGAAAAGTTAGTTGAGTGTGTAGTTAAATTGGAATTGTAAAGGAGAGCACCATGTTAAAAGAGTACAATGGAAAAGGTTACAAGTTTGATACAGCTTGTGAAGGTAAAAATGTTATTATCAGGGTTACACCTGAAGCTGAAGATTTAATTAAAATCATGGAAAAATGTTATGAAGATAAGTACCTTGTAACCAGAGTTAGCCAGAATTGTGAAATACCAGATGAAGATGGTGTTGAAGATGTTAACGAAGATACATCAAATGTTATTGTAATGTTTGATTTAAAGAATGCTTCTACTGAACAAAAGATTGAAGCACTTAAATATGGGTTTGATAATCCTAATTTAGCAGACCCTTTAATGCAACTAAATATGTATAATTTAGTTAAATCTTATAATAATCTTAATGATGAATTCTTTAATTCTTCAGATGTTTATTTTAATAGTGTAGAAGAGTTATTAGATATAAAGTTAGCTTTAGGGGCTAATATTAAAGCATTTATTAAGCAATTAAGTATTTATTTCTTATCTTTAATTAAATCATATACTAAATTTATGTATACTCCATCTGATGAGCATATTAAATTACCAGTACTTTATGCAAATATGATTCTTTCATCTGATTTAGCAACATTATCTGGTATTTTTGCTAAATCACCAGAATTTTCTACAAGTGAATTAGTATATATTGATGATGCTTATGTTTTTATGACAACATTGTTAAGTAAATGTCAAGCAGGTTTAGGTTTCATGGAAGACTTCTTTAGTATTTTAGAAGAAACTGCAAATGAAGGGGTTAAAGAATAATGACAATAGGTTCAAATTATATATGTAAATATTCAGATTTAAGAAATTATGCTTTAGAACAGTTAATAGCTAAATGCTGTAACATAGGCAGTGTTTCTTCTATACCAGCCTCTTTAAAAGATGGTTATACCAGAAATGTTGATACACCAAAAAATGTTGGAACAATAATGCATAATGTTTATGCATTATACAACCACCCAGCACCTTGGAACCCTATTAGAAAAGCACATACTGCAACATTAAAACTTACTGTAAATGATTCTTTTGTTACTGCTGTGTCAAGTAGTACAGTAACAAATCAATTTGACACCTTTATGAATAATTTAGGTATGTCAAATAAAGATAATACTGTAATGACATTCAAGGCTATGGTACATTTTTTCCAAAACTTTGCAGCTTTTATGGGAGCAAAAGTAGTACAAGTATATTCACCATTTGATACATCAAGAGGTTACTTTGTATATGATTCAAATGCATCAGTTTCCAGTGCTACTATTACTGAAAGTATAACAAAGTCAACTTCTGGAACAGCATCATATACATCACCTGCGGAACCTTTTAATAAGCAGTCCCCAGCATATGGAACTACTAATAATAACACTGCTATTCCTGTCCTTAATGATACCTTCGTAAATGGCGTACCTCAAGACAATACACAGACTTCTTTTACTTCTACAGAATTAACAACCAGTTTAGCAAGTTTCATGAATAGCCTAAATACCACGGCTGGTATTCATGTTATTTCAACTTATTTTACAGTGAATTGTAGTTCTTGTAGTTCTTCAAGTTCAAGTTCTTCAAGTTCATCAAGTTCATCTAGCTCTGCATTTATAGTATATATGGATATTTAAAAATATGACAGTACCATCAGTAACATACCGCACACTACTTAACCAAGTAATAAGTTGGATTAATACCAATTGTAAAAATGTTGGTAGTAATTACAGCAGTTTAGGGGCATATTATAAAAGTGGTAATTCAGAGACTTTAGCTACTACATATGCAGCTTCTTCAGATGGTGGTCCTGCAATGGGCTACGGAGGTAAAGTAGCGTGTGCTCAATTTACACTTTCTGTATCATCTGGTATTAGCCAAGTAGCTGAAGGTGTTCCAAGTAATGAATTAGCATCATTTTTTAATGGTTTATATTTACCTTCAAATACTTGGGATTATCCTATAGACAGTAAAAATTTATATAATTTTTTATATGACCTATTTTTATTCTGTAGTTTTAAAATTGCTCTTGCTACAACAGCTATGCCTCCAGTATTAGCTACAACAACTACAATAGGTATAAATGGAAATGGAAATGACCAATCTTGGAGCTCAACATCATCAAGAGGTTCTGCTATTGTTTATTCTACACAATCAATATCCACAGCAGGTTTATCACTTGACCCAAGACCAGCAGGCATGACAGGACAACCTATAGATTCTAATGGTGTAGTTGTTGGAGATACTCGTGCTCATACATTATCTGGGGCTGAAATGCAGGCTATTGTAAATAGAATCCTTGATAATAAATTAAGTAGAAAAATAATAGTAGTAAGTTATACAGGTAGTGTCACTACTCTATAATTATTCTGAAAGGACTTGACAATGAAAAAGATATATGAGTTTTTATTATGGGATAACTGTAACAATAATTGTAAGTTTTGTTGGCAGAGAGAAAACCCTCGTTTATATAATCATGATGAAAGACTTAAAATATTAAATGATGTAATTGAATTTATTAAATCAGATAAATTTGAAAAAGGTAGTCATATACTGGTTTGTGGTGGGGAAATATTTGATAAGCCATCAGACTTTCAAATATTATCAACCTTTTTCTTTGTGTTAGTTCAGTTTATGAAACAAGGAATTATAGACCTTTTGTATTTAAACACAAACCTTATATATCTTAATATTAATGGGTTGTATGATACTCTTGAACAACTAAAAGATGCTGGACTATTGAAAAGAGTTAAATTTACTACTTCTTATGATATTGAAGGAAGGTTTAAGACTGAGCATGATAAAAATGTAATGCTAACAAATCTTGCAACAATAGCAGAAAAATATCCAGAAATGCCTATTGTTACTAATATGATATTAACCAAACCAACTTGTGAAGCAATAATTACAGGACAATTTGATATTATAGAATTTATGAATAAAAATAATTGTTGGGTTAATTTACTTCCATATATTGTTTATGATGACAAACTTACTGCAAGTCAACAAATTATATTTAATACATTATGGTGGATGGAAAAAATTAATCCCGGCTATCTTAAAAAGTATGTACCTAATATGTGTATAAAACAAGAGAAATGGCTATATATGTACAAAGATGGCGAATTTCAGTTCTGTAGCTGTGAATTATCTCCAGAGTGTGGTCACGCTGTGAATTTTAAAAAATATAGTAGGGAAGGTACTTGTTTCTGCTGTGACCTTGAAGATATGTTTGGAGGTTACATAGATGGATAGATATAAAGCACCTAGTAAATTCCTTCAATATCAACTCTGGTCAGAATGTAATAATGGCTGTGAATTCTGTCTTTGTAAAGACCAGATTCCTATTGATAAAAAGTATGCACTTAATTTCATTTTAGAAAAGTTAGATGACCCAGAGGTGAAAGAATTTGATGAAGTAGGTTTGATAGGTGGGGAAATATTTGACGACCAGCTTGATGACCCAGAAGTCAATGAGCTTTTCTATAAAGTAGTGCGTAAGATTTGTTGTATGCACTTTAAAAAGATTTATATAGCAACGAATCTAATCTATGACATGAGTAAGCACTTAATACCTCTATTATGCTTCTTTGAAGAAATGAAAGTAGATGATAAGGTCTTAATATGTACTTCTTATGATACTAAATGGAGATTTGATGGGTACAAGAATGGAATACCTAAGAAACGCTTGTTTAGAAACAATATGAAATTTTTACACGGAGAATTCCCAAATATTAGAACGCATATTGAAATTATATTAACAGGTGATTTCATAGATAAAGTATTAGACGGAGATTTTGATATTGCTTATTTCAGCAACTATTATAAATCAAGAGTAGATTATATAGAACCTACAAGTGGCTGGTATTATAAAGATAAGTATGAAATTCAAGAAGCGTGCCCTAATTTTTTCCCAACAAAGGAAAAATTCATTAAATTCTTAAAACAGGAATGTATTGAAAAGAAAAATGTTGACATACGCTGCCTTATTTCAAATGAGATACGTTCAAGTCGCAGGTATCAGTTAGACCTTGGTCAGTTTGTGTGCCAAAAAGACAGACGTGTAGAAGGTTTTAGAACTGAATGTCTGGACCCAGACCATAAATTTGACACAGGGTTTATAGACTGTGATGACAGTATTGAAGATGTATGCATAGCATTATGTGAGATGATGAATGAAGAATAAGTTTATACAATTTGAATTATGGAAAGATTGTTCACAGCATTGTCCTTTTTGTTTTAACAGAGGGCAAATGCCTGTAGATAAAAATAAATCGTGCCATTATGTTATAGAACAATTAAAGAAGTTAAAACCTAATGAATATGATAGCATAGGATTAATTGGTGGTGAATTCTTTAATGGTGAAGCTCAATACAATATGGTAGATTTTTTCACTATTATTAGATTATGCAAAGAGCTTAATCCTAAAAAGATATTTATTACAACAAATCTTATTTATAACATAGGAGATTATCTTATTCCAGTCTTAAAAGCTCTTAAAAAGACTTATAATATCCTTGATAAAATCGTATTATGTACTTCATGGGATTATGAATATAGATTTAAAAATACAGATGAAAGAATGCTTTGGGTGAAAAATATGTTATGGCTAGGTAATAATTATCCAGAAGTTGATTTACATGTTGAAATGATAATGACGCAACATTTAATAGACGCTGTAATTAACGAAAAGTTTGATTTTAAATTATTTCAACAGGTATTTCGTTGTTCATTAGATTTTATAGAACCTTCGTCTGGTTTATATTTCAAAGATAAATTTGAATGTCAAAAAGAACTCCCCGGATTTTTTCCAACTAAAGCATCATTTATTAAGTTTCTTCAAAAGATGAATGGCGTGTTAGATTTCAATAAATTATTCTCTATGGATTACCGTTCAGATGAATTACATTACCATGAAGATGGCTTAAGGTCTGTAGCAATAGGTCGCAGATTGACTGAAGGCAGATGTCAGTTAAGAGATAGAACCAGAAAATATGATATTGGATTTATTGATTCAGATGAAAAGATGAGAGATATTGTAGTAGCCTTTATGGAATTGACAAGTTAATAAAATTATGATATAATTTAGATATGAGTAATGTGTTACAATACTCTGTGTGGGCTAATTGTTGCAATGCTTGCGACTTTTGTTTAAGAAAAGAGAGAATACCATACAGTAAAGAAAAACAATTGAAGAGATTAGAGCGAATTAAGAAAAACCTTGATTATATAGATTGGCAAGGTAAATTTGCTGATGGAATATCTTTATTAGGTGGGGAACTTTATTTTATAGAGGACAGAGAGTTACAGGACTCATTCCTTGAATTGATAGATTTAATTATAGAAAAGGTCCTCAAGAAGTCACCTAATCCTAATGTTAAATATTCTACTGTCACAAATGGATTATATAATCCAGAGTTCTTAATGAGAGTATTGGATAAAATAGTTGATGCGTGTGGCACCAAAGCAATAGACCTTAACTTTTCTTATGACTTAAAGTATAGATATAAAAATGAAGAAGACAGATTAAAGGTTATTGACAATGTGAACCTAATACATAATAAGTATAATTATTGTCTCGGTATTCAGATGATACTTACTCAAAATGTTATTAACCTTTGGAAAGAAGGTCAAGATATAGTTAAAGAAATTGACATTATCATGCCGGGAAATCAGCTTTGTCTGTTATATCCGCACCCAATTCATACAGGGAAGAAGTTAGATGATTTCTTTTTTAAGCGAACAGATTTATTTGATTTTCTGGCATGGTTAAAGGCTAACTATTATCATGAATATGTATCATTTATGCAGTCAACAATGAATTCTGCTACATATAAATGGACTGGACTCAAAGATATACATAAAGATAGTATTACATCACAACCTAAACTTACAGATGGAAAAGAAGAAATAACAGAATGTGGTCATTCAGTTCTTTATCGTTGCTATGCAGATAGTAATAAATGTATGCTTTGTGACTTAATTGCTTTAGATGAAGGAGTATTTTATGGCTAATAAAATAATGCAATTTGAGTTATGGGAAGAGTGTAACAGCCGTTGTACCTTTTGTTATTTAGGTACAAATAATAGGCATACCCCAGATAAAGTGAAGATGTATTCTATGGATAATGCATACACAGAGATTTCTAATTTAGATAATTACCCAGAGTATAATATTATTTCATATCTTGGTGGAGAATTCTTTCAAGGGCAATTGCATACTCCAGAATTACGTATGAAATTTATGTCATTAATGGAAAAAACTGCTCAATTACTTCGTGATGGGTATATTGAGCAAGTTTGGATTTATATGACATTAACTATTGGTGACCAAAGAGACCTTTATGACACTATTAAATTATTTGAAGGTAATACAGATAAACTCTGGCTTTTAACTTCTTATGATACCCAAGGTAGGTTCCATACACCTAAAATGGAAGAAAATTGGAAATATCATATGAAGCACATACATGAACTTTACCCAGATATTAAGTTTAATATTACTACAATACTTTCTACAGATTGTATTAAAAAATATTTGAATAATGAAATATCATTTCAACAAATGGGAAAAGAATATCACGCAACTTTCTTCTTTAAACAAGTAGGTTGCGAAGATACAACACCCCAAGAGTATAACGAAAAGTATAAAACAGATTTTGTCCCCACACGTAAGTTATTCCTTGAATTCTTACGTAAATTTAGAATGCAGGAAAGTGCATTAAATTGGGACAAACTTTTTAATATTCAGTACAGAGCAGATTTGCTTTATAGAAATGGTAATGATATTAGTGAGTCAATGGTTAAAAATGTTAGGCATAAAGACCGTGGTGCTGAATTAGAAATAGATGATGAAAAGCATAAAAATGAGACAGAGGTTGCTGAATGTGGACACTTAAAAGCCTATCATGCTTATTGTGACTGTGATGGTTGCGTTTTATGTGATAAAGAAGCTATGGGAATAGAATAAATATATTTTAAAGTAAGAGAATTAAAAATGATTACTGTTATAAATAAAGGGGAAGTTGTTACATTAGTTGAAAAGGAAGGTATATCATTAAGTATATCTGGAAAACAACTAATACAACTTAATCAAGATTTAACTATACCTGCACATACTAAAGTTCAGTTTGATACTCAATTGTATGTGGATATAACTGATTTATTAGATGAGTGTATTGTGAGCGAATATATTGAAGGGGAAGATTCACCTTTATATGTTGTTTGTGAACCTTATGAAATGAACTGGCCTAAAGATGACCCTATTATCATTTCAATTTATAATTCCAGTGATGAAGATTATACCTTCAAAAAAGATACAATCATAGCCTCTTTAGCTAGATACCATAAGTGCAACTGTGACGAAACATCAGATGCTTTTAAAATAGGTGCTTTAGGACAACAAATTATTTATGATAATGGCGAAATTAAAGTTATTGGTGATACTAATATAGACTATTACTATGAAACAATTTTTGAATCAAATGGTAACTCATATGTTACGATTAAAAAGAGGTAATATAGTTGAATAAATTAACTGAATGGTGGATAAATTATGAACGGCTCGCTGGAGAAGAGCTTGAAGCTGTAAATAAAAAATGTCCTTATGATGAAAGAAGAGAAGATAAAAAGACTTGGGCTTGTTACGAGGATATGTTAAGAAGTATGGTCCCTTTAGGACATACTCTTAAGAACCATCAACTTTATGTCGAAAAGTCCGCTACTGATTTCATAAATTACTTATTTGATAAACACGTAGATGAAGATACATTACTTATTACATCTGTAGTAGAACATGATGCCGTTAAAGCTGCTATAAAACGGATTGATAGAGAAGAAAAAGACCATGTAATACTTCATTATTATAACGGTATAGATTCTTTAAATTTAAGTCAAGTTAAAGAAGCATTAATGAAAAAGACTTATAAGAAAGCATTTGTCTATATTATAGGTACACAAATCACTACTGGAGAAATAACTCCACAGAGATTTTATGAAAAACTTTTTACCTTCCTTAAGTCAAAGGGACTGGAAGTGACCACTGTCATTGATGATGTACATGGTCTCTTCCTTGTTCCTAGAGATTATACTATGTTTGACTATGTTTTATCTACAGCTCACGCCTTAATTAGAAGATGGGACATGGGCTTAATGTGGTCTAAAACAGAGGAAACCTTTGGTGAAAAATACTGGAATTGGTTATGGATTTACATAGGTGCTTTAAAATTAATACTTAATCGTCAAGTTAAATTATCTTATTTTTCTCAAATAATGAAGGAAGAATTTATTGAGTATATTAATAAACCTTATATTAAATTACTTCCAGACAGTGTGCCTCACATATTCTCTTTACAAATAGATTGTCCACCTCGGTTGGCGTACAGCCAGACATTTTATGAAAAATGTAAAGATAAAGAAGTTAGGTTAGAATCTGGTGATTATAATAAAAGTGAAAACTTCTATATAAGGTTAAGAGGTTCTCAATATATGACATTCCCAGAAATGGCAGAAGATGCTATAAAATTAGTGCATCAATTATTAGATAGAATTAAATTATTTATGGAAGACAATGAGTAAAATACTTCAATATGAATTATGGCAGGAATGTAATAACTTTTGTGATTATTGCACATTAGGTCATAATATAACTAAAACTTCAGATAAAATGAAATTGCAGGCTTTGACAACCACTATTATTGAGTTGTTAAACTTAAAGAAAGGTGAGGTGTCTACGCTAGGTTTTATTGGTGGAGAGTTCTTTCAAGGACAATTACATAATCCAGAGGTTAAAAGGGCATTCATGACCCTCATAGACCTCTCAAATTGTATGTTAATTGAAGGTGATATAAACGAACTTTGGTTGAACGCAACTTTAACTATTGGAGACCAGAAAGACCTTTATGAAGCAATTAATAAAATAGAACAGAAAAATAAGTTATGGATTTTAACTTCATATGATATTATAGGTAGATTTCATACTTTTAATATGCTAAAGAATTGGGAAAAACATATGGCTTTAATTCACAAGAAATATCCAGAAGTTAGAATTAACACTACTTCTATATTAACTGGTAGTTTTATTCAAGCATATCTTAGAGATGATATAGATATCCATGCTTTTGAACAAAAATACGACACTCACGTGTTCTTTAAAACACCTGTAAAACCAGACGATAAGTGCAATATGACCAGAGCTGAAATTAATAATGAAATGGGTTATGATTTCTTCCCAACACGAATGGAGTTTATGCAATTTCTCCTTAAGTATAGGGAAAGGGAAGGTTTAGAGTCATATCAGAATTTATTTAGTAATGATTTAAAAGCTGAAGAGTTACATAAAAACTTTAATGATGAAAGTTTAAGAAATGTTGTTTTTCATAGAAGTTCTGATTTTAAAGAAGAATTAGATTGCGACAAATCCTTAAAAGAAATAGAGCTACTACCATGTGGTCATTCTAATGTTTATCAATGTTATTCAGACCATGATGGTTGTGCTATATGTGATAAGAAAGTGGTATTGGCTTTATAAATTATATTTTAGATTAGATTTATTTTAAGGGGTCCTAGTATGCCAGAAGAAGATGATATAATTTTAGATGAAAATAATAATGAAATTGGTGATTTAGGTGATTTAAGTGATGACCTAGATGACGTTGTAGATGATGAAGAATTGACTCTTGATGAAAAAGTTGAAGAGTTAAAACAGCTTACATCAGATATTCAGAGAACTATTAATGCCAATGTCAATGTTGTAACAAGAGACCTTGCAGAATTATTAACAAACTCTGTTAATATGGTTGATAAGTTCCATGAAATATTCCTTGATACAGAACCACATTATGTAGAATTACAGCAATATGATAGTGAAGGTAATTTAATTACTACTAAAATTCCTAACCGTGCAATGGATAAATCTATTGCTATGTCTGGCGAGGGTGACCCTGAAGGTGTTGTAGAAGCTAATGTTGGTGCTTTTTATATTGATTCTGCTGTAGGTGAAATTTATATCAAGAAAGTTGGTAACAGTTCACTTGGTTGGCACAATATGACTCCAAAGGAAATTGATATCTTTAAAGATACTTTTTCTGTTAATTCTTCAACTACACAGGTAAAATTAAGTCACCCTACATCAGATAAGGCAATGGTAGACTTATATGTCAATGGTTCTCACCAACTTCCAAGTATTTTTACACTTGATGAAGATGGTCAAACTTTGCATTTTAGCTCAACTTTACCAAATAATGCAACCTTAGTTGCAAGTTATATATCAGGTTTGTATGGTGTCGCTGGTGAAAGGGGTGAAAAAGGTGATAAAGGTGACCAAGGTGAGCCGGGGTTGGCTGCAACCATAAGGGTTGGTGTTGTCTCAACAGGTACTCCGGGTTCACATACTAAAGTTACAAACAGAGGTACAGCTAACCAAGCAATTTTTGACTTTACCATTCCAAGAGGTGATAAAGGTGAAAAAGGTGATACTGGTCCGGGGGCAACATTAAGGGTTGGAACCGTGTCTATGGGAGACCCCGGCACTACTGCTATTATTTCAAATAGTGGAACTAATAATAATGCAGTGTTTGATTTTACTATACCTAAAGGTGATAAAGGTGATAAGGGCGACACTGGAGACTCTGGTGTTTACTGTGGTTCAGAGGAACCAGAAGATGAAAGTGTTAAAGTCTGGGTAGATGCAAATGGAGAATTAAGTTTAATAGGTGCATTAAGTCTTCCTATGACAGGGTATTACAAAGATTTTGATTTAGCATATACAGGTGTTATATTTGAAGCTGATAATCATGGTTATTTAGTTATTGCTAAAAGAGCTACACAAGCTGGTCAGTATGTTCAAATAGATGGCACTCATGAAACTTTAACAAATAAATCTATGATATTTACAGGTGGAACGGCACCAGTGGCAAATTCAATTATTTATTGTCCACCAGTTCCTATGAGTAGAGGTCAACAAGTAAAGATTACTTATACCGCAGATGGTTCTACCATTGCAAGTAGGTTTATTTATACTATGTCAACCTTAACGCACCCAGAAGTTATAGATGACCCAAGTGGTGAAGGTTTTGGTCCTGTAGACCCTAATGCTGATTCATTAGACCCAGAAGAACCAAATCCAATAAACCCACCGAGTCAAGGAGAGCCAGAGGAACCTGAACAACCAGACCCACAAGGTCAAGAAGAACCACAGGAGCCGGGTGAATAGTTTATTATACTACTTGACAAGATAAGGTTGTCATGGTATAATATTAGTAATTATAAGAAGAGATGGATTAAAAGAGGGGGAATTTAAACTCTATGAATACACAAAAGATTGATATTATTGTACCGTGCTATAAAGCACACAAAACACTTCCTAGATTATTAGGTAGTATTATTTGTCAAGACATTGTAGACGATTTAGAGGTTACTTTGGTTAATGATGGTGACGATAAAGATTATTCAGAAATTATTACTCAATTTTCACCATTTGTAAAAATAAAAGAAGTTAAATTAGAGAAAAACTCTGGTCCGGGAACAGCAAGAAGATTTGGTTATGAAAACACATCAAATCCTTTAGTTACTTGGATTGATGCAGATGACACTTTCTCAGGTGCATTCGCATTAAGTTTGTTGAGACGTAGATTATTGGAAAATCCTGTATTTGTAATTTGTATAGGTACATTCTTACAGGAAGCTGAAGACCCTAATACGGGTAACCCAGTTTATTTACCTCACCAAAATGATACAGTTTGGATGTTTGGTAAAATGTACAAACGTGCGTTCTTAGACCAGCATAATATTAGAATGAATGATACAAGAGCTAATGAAGATAATGGCTTCAACATGCTTTGTAAATTAATGTGTAGTCAAAATCAACAAATTAATTTTATTCCAGATGTTGTTTATTACTGGCATACTAATCCGAATTCTATAACAAGAATAAATGATTGTCAGTATAGTTATGACCAATCATTTGTTGGTTACACTGATAATATGATTTGGGCATTTAAAGAAGCTGAGAAGAGAAACCCATTTAATGGTGCTATCCTTTATGAAAAGGTTGCAACTCTTATGAATCTGTATGAATACTTTATGGAAACTGAAGTTCGTGATGATAGATTTACAAATCAGAATTGGCAATCTTGTAAATTATATTATAAAGAGATATATAGAGAAATTAAAGATAGAATACCTAAAGAAGCATTTGTTGAAGCATATAATAATGTTATCAGAAACTGCTATATGGGCAACAAATTGTACGGTATTATCCCTAGTATCAGTATATATGAATTTATTGATAAATTAGAAAAAGATGTATCTGATGATGAAGCTAAAGCTAACAAAAAGAAATCAAAAGATACCACCAATGGAGAGAACTAATGACAGATACTTATGCAAAACTAGTAAATGGTGAATTACAATATGCACCTATGAATCATGGTCCTTATCTTAATTACAACAAAAGTCCTAAGTTAATGGAGCAGGATGGTTGGAAAATTTTGATAAGGCATGATGACATGAATGCACGCAGACCAGAAATGTTACATCATTTTGAATATACTGAAGATGATAAATATATCGTTGAAACTATGATTTATGATGAAACAATTGACGAATGCAGAAGACGTATGGATTATGAAAGAATTCATGCATTAAAATTACCTGTTACTGTATTCGAAAGTGGTTTATATGAAATATTTGGTAAAGACTTCACAGATATTTGTGAATTAGCTGCTGAAAGATTTGCAGATAAATTAGACCCTAAAAAACTCCGCATTGATTTAAAAGCACTAGAATTTAGTAGAGCAGATAAATGTGTTGATAATATTGCTTTAATTTTAGATATTAAACCAGAAGCAATGACCTTATTTTTTGAAACTCAGGAATGTGAGAATCTACGCAAGCGTGATTTTGAATAATATGCTCATTTGACTTATTAAATTTTAATTTGAATTTATTTTCGGAGAATAGGTTAGTGAGCAATATACTTAGTGTTAAAATTGGAGATGAATGGGTATCTATACCAGCCCTTATTGGTCCTACAGGTCCAAGAGGGTATAGAGGGTATGGAGTTACATCTATTGAAAAAACTGGAACATCTGGTTTAGTTGATACATATACAATAACATATACTGATGGAAGAACTTCCACCTTCCAAGTTACAAATGGGCATGATGCAACTGTTAGATTAGGTACATCTACAATGGGTGACGAATTTTCTGTTACCAATGTAGGTACTGACTCTGATGTAATATTAAACTTTACATTTCCAGAATATATATCTCCAGCAGACCTTACGCAAACATTACAAGCATATGGTAATGGTTTAGTATTTACAGATGGTTTACTTTATCTTACTTCTGATGGTAATATCATTTCTGATGGTATTGAAGTTCAAGCTGGCTCTGGCGGGGGTGGCGGTGGGGGTGGCACAGGTGTCACTTTCGTTTTAACCTCTTTAATGGATAAAAACTATATTACTATTCCTACTGGTTCCGAAATATCATTAAGATATGAATATACTGATGAACAGGACCAGCCTGCAACGGTAACATATGTTGTTAATAATGTAGCGAGACAAACTTCTCGTTTACCTCAAAATGGTACATATAGTTATAATCCTTCGAAATATTTTAGAGCTGGTACTAACTCTGTACAGATTCGTGTAACAGACATTTATGGTGCAGCTCGTTCATTATTCTTCACTATTAACACAATTGACCTAACAATATCATCTTCATTTGACCCTGATATTGTTTACACAGGTCCTATTGATTTTAGATATACACCTACAGGTGCTTTGGAAAAAACCATTCACTTTGAAGTAGATGGTGTGGCACTACCAACAGATACAGTTATTAACTCTGGTAGACCTCAGACTAAAACTATTACATTAACTCATGGTATTCATACTTTGAAAGTATGGGCTACTGGTGTTGTTAATGGTGATGAAGAAGTTGAATCAAATAAATTATTCTATGAAGTTATGTATATTGATGGTTCTGGTACTTTAATTACATCTAACTTCCGTGATACAGATTTTACACAAGGTGAAACATTAAGATTAGACTTTATTGTTTATTCAACTGCGTCATATACAACAGACGTTGAAATACTTGTTGATAATGTGTCAAAGACACAGATGACGGTTGATAGAACACGTAAATATTGGTACTATAAACTTAATGAATCTGGACAACATACTATTAAAATTGTTGCTAATGGTGTAGAAAAATCATTTAATATAGATGTAGAAGCATTAAATATTGATGTTGACCCAGTAACAGATAACTTAACTTTCCAATTATCTGCTTTAGGTAGAACGAACTCTGATGTAAACAGAAATGAATGGACTTATGGTAATATTCAATGTAATCTCCAAGGGTTCAACTGGATTAACAATGGTTGGCTTGATAATGGTTTAAAAGTATCTAATGGTGCTTCTTTAACTATACCTCTACAAATATTTGGTTCAGATTTCCGTGTAAACGGTAAAACTATTGAAATTGATTTTGAAGTTACTGATGTTGCTAACTATGATTCTACATTACTTAGCTGTATGAGTGGTAACAGAGGTATTGAAATTGGCACACAGTCCGCAATACTAAAATCAGAACAGTCAACACTTAATATTAAGTTCAAAGAAGAAGAAAGAGTTAAAATTACATTTGTAATTGAAGCTCGTACTTCACACAGACTTATTTATACATACTTAAATGGTGTTCTTTCAGGTTTGACTCAATATCCTGCTGATGATACTTTTGCTCAGTTAAATCCTGTTGATATTACAATAGGTAGTGCAACCTGTGGTATTTACATTTATTCTATGCGTGTTTATGATGCCCCATTATCATCACATGACGTATTGAAAAACTATATTGCTGATATCCCAGAGTTTGCAGACCAGATTGCAGCTTATAACAGAAATGACATTTATGATAACTATGGTAACATTGTGTTCAACAAAATCTTGAACCAATTACCTATCATGACATTTACAGGTGAGTTACCTTCTGTTAAAGGTGATAAAAAGACAATTATTGTAACATATGAAAATGCTACTGATACGTCTCGTAACTTTGAAATGGAAAATGTTACACTGGATATTCAAGGTACATCTTCACAATATTATCCGAAAAAGAACTATAAAATTAGTAAAATGCCTCAAAGTTATAGTTTAAGAGCTGGGGCTCCGGGTGAAAAAGTATTTACCTTGAAAGCAGACTATATGGAATCTTCTCACGCACACAACACTGGTTTTGCTAAACTATTCAATGGTATGTACACTGATTTAACACCACCACAAGTAACAAATAATAAAATCAGAACTACAATTGATGGTTTCCCTATAGCAATCTATTATAGACCTACAGTTGAAGATGATTTTGAGTACTTTGGTGTATATAACTTCAACAATGATAAGGAAAGTAGTAATACATTTGGTTTCACAGAAGGTTGTGAATCATGGGAATTTGGTAACAACACCTCTGATAGAACTAAATTTTTATCTGATGACTTCTCAGATGAAGAAGCTGTATTAACTGACTTTGAAGCTAGATATCCTAAAGATTATACTGATACAACTAAATTACATCAACTTGTAAGTTGGGTTGTAAGTTGTGATAGCAATAAATATACAGGTGGTCAATTAGTTGAACCTGTTACATATGAAGGTGTTGAATATACCCACGATAGCAGAGAGTATAGGGTTGCTAAATTCAGAGATGAATGTTCAAGCCACTTTAATATAAACTATTTATTAACCTATTACATATTATCTGAATTCTTTGGTATGGTTGACTCTCGTGCTAAGAACATGTTCCTTAACAATTATGGTGGAGATGTTTGGTACCTAGTATTCTACGATATGGACACAGGTTTAGGTTTAAACAACGAAGGTGTCAACGAGTTCAATTTTGATATTGAATACCATGACGTTATTGGTTCACAGAATGTATATAACGGTGAAAATTCAGCATTATGGAATATGGTTGAGAGAGCATTTCCTGCTGAAATTGAAGAATTGTATAATAGCCTTAGAAATAGCAATAAATTATCATATGAAAGAGTAATGTCTGTATTATATGATGAACAAATTGCTAAAATCTGCGAAGCTCAGTATAATGAAGACGCTGAATTCAAATATTTATCACCATTACTTGAAGATGGTATTGCGACTTACTTATATACTGCTCAAGGTTCAAGAATTGACCATATTAAATGGTGGTTAATGAACAGATTTAAGTATATGGATTCAAAATATACTGCATCTGCTTATAAAGCTAACTATTTAACAATGCGTTTATATACACCAACAGAATGGCAAGATGTTGCACCAAGTGGTCAAATTACCTTAACATCTTTCATAGACCAATATTTAAGAATTAAATATGGTAGTTATGTTGTAAGTGGTAAAGCGACACACAATGTGCCTATGACATTAAGTCCACCTGCTGGTAACGTGTTCAACGATACCGAAACTATCGTTTATGGTGCTGATAAAATTACGTCAATTGGTGACATGTCACCATTATACGCAGGTACTATTGATGTATCTTCAGCAGTAAAATTAACAGATTTAAAAATTGGTGCTGGTGGTAATTATAGTAATACAAACTTACACAGTTTGACATTAGGTAATAATATCCTATTAAATTCATTAGATATTAGAAACTGTCCAAATTTAGATGGTGCTTTAGATTTAACAGGTTGTACAGGTTTAACAACCTTAAAAGCTCAAGGTACTTCACTTTCTTCAGTTAAGTTAGCAGATGGTGGTCGTATTCGTCACTTATATTTACCAGATACAATTACTAACTTAACAATTAAGAATCAGATGAATATTGAAGATTTTGAATGTGGTTATAATAATATTACTACATTAGTATTAGAAAATACTAATTTAGATACTCAAGACATCTTTGAATCTGCACCAAATGTTGCTAAGTTAAGATTAGTTGGTATAAATTGGACTCTTCAAAGTTTTGATTTATTAGATTTTATTTATGAAAACCTAACAGGTATAGATGAACAGGGTTATGACACTGAAAAAGCTGTCCTGCAAGGTACAATAACAATGGATGGTGTTCTGGAATCCGTAATGAACACATATAAATCTAAATTTATGGGTATTACATTTAGAATTATAAATCCATTAGATGAAGACGCAATCCGTACAGATGACGGAAAAATAATTACTACTAACACAGGACTTGCATTCTTACGTAGTGTGGTTGCATAAAAAGAGGTTATAAGAAATGACTGAGTACATAAAAATAAGTGATTTACAGCGAGCTAGTACAGTAACAGATAATGATTTATTTGTTATCGAAACTGCTCAAGGTACAAAAGCTATAGATAGAGCTTCCTTTAAGACGGCAATGGAAAATGTTTCAAAAGCTGACGTTGGTCTTGGAAACTGTGATAATACGGCAGACCTTGATAAGCCAATATCAACTGCAACTCAAACAGCTTTGAATGCTAAAGCAGACACATCAGCTTTAAGTAATTACTTAACTACTGCTGATGCTGAAGAATTGTATGCACCTAAAAGTGGTCTGTCAAGCACTTATTTAAGTAAGATTGAAGCTATTGCTTATTATGTAAGTAAAGATAACTGGACTAGCTTACAAACTGAATTAACAAATTATATTAAACAAAATATTGTTACTTTAACTTCTAATACACCTACATTAGAAGCTGGAAAAGTTTATAGCATGACTCCAACTGGAAATGTTACTATTACGTTGGCTGAACCAGATGATACTACAATATTAAACCAAATTATTCTACAGTTAAATTTAACTTCAATAAGAACAATAAATGTTGGTACAACATATTATATTAATAAAAAAGCACCAAACCTTTCTGCAACTGGTAGTTATAACTTAATCTGGGAATGGGATAAAGCAAATTCTAAATGGGTATGCGGTTTATTAACTAAAGGCGAAGCATAGTTATTATTTTATAAAAAGGTTGGGTTAATTTAGCTATGGTAATGAAGAGAATTTTTACATATGATATGTTGTACGTTAAATACCCTTCTAGGGCTAATTTAAGCCATTGGAACTATGTTAACACAACATTGGCAAATGGTGCTGAAGTTACACTTTTAAGAAACTATTTGCAGCAGTCATCTGTAAATGATTTAGATGTTCCTAATGAAGGTACTGTATTAAACAATTATACAGGTACTCAAGGTTCTACACCTTTTATGCAACACCAACAAATCAGAAAAATTGATTTAATGGATGTACCTTTTGTCAATGGTGATATGAGCTGGGCATTTTATTATTGCTCTAATTTAAGAGAAGTTATTAACATGAATAGTCAAGTAACTAACATGGCTGGTGCTTTCAATTATTGTCAAAGATTTAATAGTCCTGTCACTATCCCTTATGGGGTAACTAATATTTCTAAAATGCTTGGTCAAGCCGAGCAATATAATTATCCTTTATTTATACCAAATACAGTTACTAATGCAGACTATTTATTTTCTTATTGCAGAAATTATAATTGTCCGACAACAGTACCAGAAGGTGCATCAATTAAATATTTATTTAATTCTTGTGATAGGTATAATTGTGAATTTACCTTCCCTGCTAATGTAACTGATATAGCAGGTGTTTTTAATGGGTGTTCTAATTTTAATCAACCTGTAACTATACCAAATACAGTTACTAATGTGTCTAATTTATTTGGTTATTGCTATAATTTTAATCAACCTGTTGTATTCCCAGAAGGTGTAAAAGATATGTCCTATGCATTATCTCAGTGCAGAAACTATTTTAATTACCCAGTAAATATACCTACTAATGTAAAAAATATTGAAGGATTATTTCAAGGTTGCTATCAATATAATCAAGAAACTATTATACCAGAAGGTATAACAAATATCAGATATTTATTAGCTTACACTAATTGGAATGATAGACCTTTAAATATCCCTAATAGTGTTACCAATATTTATGGGTTATTTTCAGGTTGTAAATATTTTAATATACCATGGGTTATTCCACCACAAGTAACAGATATATCTAATTTAGTTTCTAGTTGTAGCAATTTTAATATAGCTTTAAACATTCCTGTTAATGTAACAGAATGCTCTGGCTTATATTCAAGTTGTTCTAATTTTAATTTACCAATAAATTTACCTAATAATATAAGGAACGCTTATTATATTTTTTATTCTTCTACTAATTTTAATTCTATTGTTAACTTTGGTAACGGTGTAACAAATTTATATGGTGCTTTTCAAGGTTGTACTAATTTTAATCAACCTATTACTATACCTAATTCAGTTAAAGATATTGGTCAAATGTTTCAAGGTTGTACTAATTTTAATCAACCTATTACTATACCTAATTCTGTAAAAAGTGTATCTTCATTATTAGGTGGTTGTAAAAATTTCAATGCTCCTATAACTTTTGCATCTAATTCACAGCTTGAATCAGTATATGGTATACTTTCTGGTTGTACTAATTTTAATCAAGAATTATACTTACCTAACACAGTAACTAATTTATATTATGCTTTTAATGACACACCAAATTGGACAGCAGATTTACATATTAGCAGTGATTTTATAACAAATATGGAATTGGCTTTTAAAAATTCTGGACAAAAGAATTTATGTATACCATTTACAGGAGGTCCTTTAACTAATGGCAGATTTACAGGTCTTACAACAGACGTAATATTTATGCCTACACCTGATTGGGCAAATAAAATTGCTATTTCCAATTATAACTATAATGACCAACAACATCTTATGAATAGTATTACTATTTATAATTTTCAAAATCCTAGTAGATTTAACACAAATACAGTATTTAATAGAAATACATATTTAGACATCCCAGACAGAGGATTATATGGTTGGTATAATTCTTCATATGGATTAAAAGTATGGACGTTATTTGATTATATAAATGGTCAAACATCTTCTGAAGGTATAAAGCAATTATTCTTTTATAATATAAAATGCAATTATACTGATGGTAGAACTCAGATTTATAATTATTTTACTTCACAAGGATTTTCTGAGTCAACTCGTAAAAATAATTGTTTATTAAAAAGAGATACTATACCTTCGCTAATACAGTATACAACCCCAGATTCTGCTAGATGGAGATATTCTGAAGTGTATCTTGGTGTAAATAAGATTGGATATGTTATTTATTTTCCATCTGCAAATCTTGAAACAAATAGTGATGTAGTTTTCAACAATATTGAAGGGCATTACTATTATACACATATGTTTAAGGGTAACAGGTATGTAAATTCAGTAGACTTTAATCATATTAATTATACTGCACCTCCTGCTTATGGACCTTATGGAGATTCATATACTCCAGCTTTGCTAAGACCTACTAATAATTGTGCTGATATGCGTAATGCATTTCAAAACTGTTATAATTTAAAAGCAGTATATAATTATCCATCTAATATGGTTAATATGTATCATATGTTTGATAATTGCTATAATTTAGTATCAGTACCAGATGTACCTAATACAGTAACTTCTTTAAGTTACACATTTTATAATTGTTATAATTTTAATCAACGTATAAATATTCCAGAAAATGTAACCGATATAAGTGCTTTATTTTGTGGTTGTTATAATTTTGACCAACCAGTAAACATTCCATCTAAAGTTAGTAGTACAAGTTCTTTATTTTATAATTGTTATAATTTTAATCAACCTATAAATATACCTGACAATGTTACTCAAATGTCATCTATGTTTCATAACTGTAGTAGTTTCAACCAACCTATAAATATACCTGCTAATGTCACTTATTTAAGTTATGCATTTGAAGGTTGTAGTAGTTTCAACCAACCTATAATTATTCCTGATACAGCATCTGAAATATCTACTCTTTTTCAAAACTGTACTAATTTTAATCAACCTATAACTGTTAATAATACATCTATAACTAGTTTTACTAATATTTTTATGGGGTGCACTAATTTTAATAGCACATTTACAATACCTAACTCATATTATGATAAAGATATACCACCAGTATCTGGAGTAACTTTTAATAATACATTTAAAAATTGCACTAATTATAATATTCAATTTAATTTACCAGATTTTACTAGATGCATGCAAGGGATGTTTGCAGGTACGGCATATAATTTCCCAGTAGTATGCCCACAAGGTTTAAATTCTAATTATAGTATACAAGGTTTATTTGAGAATGCTTCTGCGTTTAATCACCCTTTTGAAATACCTAATTGGATTGCTAATCTTCAGATTTATAATTTATTTGCAGGTACTCAAAGTTTTAATTGTCCTGTAGATATTCCTAATAATGTTACTAATGCTTTTGATTTATTTGCTAATTCAAATTATAACTGTCCATTTAATATTCCCAATAGAAATAATATTAATATGATGAACTTATTCCGTAACAGCAATTATAATCAACCTATCAATATTCCTGCTAATATGGAATATGACTATTATTTAGGATTTATACAAGGTGCTTCTAAATTTAATCAACCTATTAACTTTCAAGCTCCATATATCTTAAATTATAGCTACATGTTTAGTGGTTGTCATAATTTTAATCAAAGAGTCAATTTCCCTGCACCAGTCCCTAATAATTATACTACTAATGGATATTCTGTATCATCAAAATATGGTGACTACTATATAGGTAGGTTTGATTATGTATTTGCAGACTGTTATGATTATGATAGACCTACAGTTATTCCAAATGGAGCAACAAATGTTGAATATTCATTTGTTAATTGTACTAAATTTAATAGTACAATTACATTTCCACGCACCCCCAACCTAACTGTATCTAATGTTCTTGTTAATTGTCCTAATTATAATACTGTAATAACAATTCCTAATACTGTTAATGTTTGTAAACGAATTGTAAATAATTGTCCTAATTTCCACAGTTTAATTATGTTTGAAGCTGGTGGTAATTATTCATTGTATGCTTTTATGGCTCAAGACAATACATTTAATGCCCCTTTATATATTACAAATAGTATACGTAATATTTCATCCGCTTTTTCTAATTGTTCTAACTTTAATTCTCCAATCATATTTGATAATGCAGATAAAATAAATTCTTTTAGTTATACATTTGACAACTGTGTAAATTATAATCAACCTACAGAAATACCTAATACAGTAATTAATATGGAAGGTACATTTAAGTATTGTACTAATTTTGACCAACCAGTAACTATTCCAGCTAATGTTAATAATTTACAGTTCTGCTTTAATATGTGTACTAATATGAGTGGACCTATTATTATAAAGGCTAATAATGTTACTTATATGTCTTACGCTTTTAATGATTTTACTAAAGATTTAACTATTTATTGTAATTTAAGTTCTACCACATATTCTTATTTAAACCAGCAAGGATTTTCCACAACAAATAGAAATAGACACGTTATCCTTAAGGACATCAACTCTGTGGCTATTTAATTAGATTTTAAGTTAAATAGGATAAAATGAATTATGGTAATGAAGAGAATTTTTACATATGATATGTTGTACGTTAAATACCCTTCTAGGGCTAATTTAAGCCATTGGGATTATTATAACACAACATTACAAAATGGTGCTGATGTCAAAGTTTTAACTAATTATAAAATGCAATCATCTGTAAATGATTTAGATGTTCCTAATGAAGGCACTATATTAGGTGGATATACAGGGTATTCTGGTCCTAATATGCCTTTTAATAATAAACCACAAATCAGAAAAATTGATTTAATGGATGTACCTTTTACGAATGGTAATATGTCCCTCGCATTTAATTACTGCCAAAATTTAAGAGAAGTTACTAACATGAATAGTCAAGTAACTAATATGTATTACGCTTTTAATTATTGCCGTAACTTAGATTGCCCTGTAACTATCCCTTATGGGGTAACTGATATTTCTGGTATGTTAAATGGTTGTTCCTCTTTTAATTATCCATTAGTTATTCCTAATACAGTAACCAATGCTGTTAATTTATTTTATGGATGCAGCTCTTATAATAATCCTACTGAAATTCATGAAGGTGTTAATATTGAATCAATGTTTGCAAGTTGTAATAAATTTAATCAGCCATTTGTTATCCCTAATAACACTGTGAATGTTAGAAGTTTATTCTTTTATTGCAATAGTTTTAATCAACCTATTACAATACCTAATACAGTAAAATATGCTTACCAATTATTTTGTGGATGTAATCAGTTCAATCAACCTGTTGTATTTCCAGAAGGTATACAGGATATGAATCGTGCGTTAGCACAATGCAATAATTTTAATTACCCTGTAAATATACCTACTAATGTAAAAAATATTGAAGGATTATTTCAAGGTTGCCGTAATTTTAATCAAGAAGTGGTTATTCCAGATGGTATAACAAATATTTCTTATCTGGTGGCTGGAACCCCTTGGAATGATAGACCTTTAAATATACCTAATAGTGTAACAAATATATCAAATTTATTTTCAAGTTGCATGTATTTTAACATCCCTTATAACATCCCCCCACAAGTTACGGATATTTCTGGTTTATTTGCAAGTTGTAATATGTTTAATTATCCAGTAAATATTCCACCAAATGTTATTTGTGCTGCAGGTTTATTTTGGCAATCAAAATATAACTTACCTATTAATGTACCGGGAACTGTTCAGAATGCAGACAGCTTAGTTGCATATTGCAATAGTTTTAATCAACCTGTAACAATTGGTAATGGTGTTAAAAGTGTTTATAGCATGTTTTCAGAGTGCAATAGTTTTAATCAACCTGTTACTATACCTAGTTCTGTAAATGATATGGGATATATGTTTCAAGGTTGCCGTAATTTTAATCAACCTATTACTATACCTAATTCTGTAAATATTTTAACAGGTACATTTACACGTTGCCTTAATTTTAATGCTCCTATAACTTTTGCTGAAGGGTTTAAATGTAATACCTTATATGGCACTTTTGAATCTTGTAATAATTTTAACCAATCAATTACCATCCCTGCAAGTGTTACTAATTTCTATCGTACTTTTGCAGATACTCCTAATTTTAAAGCTGATGTACATTTAAAAAGTACAACTGTAACAAATTTTAATAATACTTTTAAAAATTCTGGACAAAAGAATTTATGTATACCATTTACAGGAGGTCCTTGGAGAAATGGTAGGTTTGCTGCCTCAACAGATGATGTATGTGCTATAAATACAAGTTACCATCAATATACTACAAGTATGCAATGTGGAACATATAATCAAAGTAATAATTATTATGCTACTAGTCTTAATGTAAACTTTTTCCCTTATAATGCATCTACTGATAATAGAAATACAACATTTACTAGAAATACTTCTATGGATAATGCTGTAGCTGGATTATATGGTTGGTATAATTCTTCATATGGATTAAAGATATATACTCTTACAGACCGCATTACTCCTTGGTCACAAAATGCTACTATACCTGCACATATATTTTTCTTTAATATTAAAAGTAATTGGTCAGATGACAGAACTTCTATATATAAAGAATTAGTAAATTTAGGTTATAGTGAATCAACTCGTAAAGATAATTGCATTTTAAAAAATGATGGAGCTTTATCACTTATAACATATTCAGCTCCAAATTCTTCTAAATGGAGATATGCTGAAACCTATACAAAGCAAAGTGATTTAGGTTATATTATATGCTATCCAGTTTTTAATATTGAAGAAAATCCTGATGTTACTTTTACTGCTAATGAAGGTCATTATTATTTAACACAAATGTTTGCTTTTGATAATAATATAAATTCTGTAGATTTTAGAAATATTAGATATACAGCAAATTTATTTTACTCTCAGTCTTTTGGCTCTGTAATGTCCACAGCATATAATAGTGCTAACTTGTCTCATGCTTTTAGTAATTGTACTAATTTAAAAGCGGTATATAATTATCCTGTTAATGTATATAATTTAGCAGGAACCTTTGCTAACTGTCCTAACTTAGTATCTACTCCAGATATACCAATTAATGTTGAGTCTCTTTATATGACATATATAAATTGTTATAATTTTAATCAACACTTAAATATTCCAGTAAATTTTAATGGGGATTTAGATTATGCATTTGCTAATTGTACTAATTTTAACCAACCAATAAATATACCTGTAAATACAAGACGTATGAGCTATACTTTTTCAGGTTGTACTAACTTTAATCAACCTATTACTATAGCACAAAATAGTAGTACTGTAGAATATTTATTTAATGGTTGCGAAAAATTTAACCAACCAATAAACATCCCAGAAAATTGTACCGCTACAGCACGTATGTTTTCAGGTTGTACTAACTTTAATCAGCCAATAATTATTCCAGATAAGGCAACATCTATATATGGCATGTTTTCGGGTTGTACTAATTTTAATTATCCAATAACTATTAATAACTCTAGCATATATAGCTTGCAAAATTTCTTTGAAGGTTGTACTAATTTTAATAGTGAACTACACTTACCAACAGAAGCACAACTTGCTAATGGTACTAGTTCTTATTTAGATTTGTCAGGTTTATTTACAAATTGTACAAATTATAATATTGAATTTAATATACCATCTAAAACTAACAATATAAGAGGTATGTTTAAAGGTACTAAATATTATAATTTCCCAGTAACAATCCCACGTAAATTAAATTCTTATGATTGCGTAATGGAATTATTTGCTAACACTGGTGCATACAATCACCCATTTGTTGTACCTAATTGGATATCAAATTTATCTTTAGATAGTACATTTGCATATAGTCAGAGTTTTAACTGTCCGTTAGAAATTCCAGATAATGTTAATAGTATACATAATTTATTTAGGGGTTCAAATTACAATTGTACCTTTAACATTCCAAATAGACCTAATATTAATATAGCCAATTTATTCCGTGATAGTAATTATAACCAACCAATTACTATTCCCGCTAATATATCAATTAATATGTGCAATGGTTTTATACAAGGTGCATCTAATTTTAATCAACCTATTACATTTGAGTGTGAATATCTTATGTATTTTAATAATATGCTTAATGGTTGCACTAATTTTAATCAAAGAATTACTTTCCCTAAAATGGTTGTAAATGGAACACCGGGTTATTCTAATTCATATCAATATGGTAATTTTTCTGATGTATTTGTAGATTGCTATGCTTATAATCAACGTACTAATTTTCCAGAAAATACTAAAAATATATACAATGCATTTGTTAATTGTACTAATTTTAATAACACAATAACATTACCACATACAAATGGTTTAAATATATCTAATTTTATAGTTAATTGCTCTAATTTTAATCAAGCAATACAAATACCAAATACTACCAATTGGGTACATAATTTCATAGTAAATTGCAGTAATTTTCACAGTGTTATTAGTTTTGAGCCGGGAAATACTTGTAATGTTAACATGTATGCCTTTGTAGAACAAGATGCAGTATTTAATGCACCTGTATATATAACTAATAGTGTTACATGTGTTATAAATGCTTTCATAAATTGCACTAATTTTAATTATCCTGTTATAATTTCTGATGATGCAAGATTTAATAGTATGTACTATACTTTTGCTTATTGCTCTAATTTTAATCAACCTGTAACTATACCTAATTCTGTTACTAGTATGGATAGCACATTTAGAGAATGTTCTAATTTTAATCAACCTGTAACTATACCTGCTAATGTTACCTCTATTGATAGTCTTTTTAGAAATTGCACTAATATGGGAAGTACAGTTATTATTAAATCAAATAAAATTACTTCAGTCTCTTACTGTTTTAATGGTATTGAACAAGATATAACTGTTTATTGTAATTTAAGTTCTCAAACATACACTTACTTAAATTCCTATGGTCATTATTCTACTAATAACAGAGTTAATCACATTTTGATAAAGGATATTAATACAATAGCAATTTAGTCTTGCTTGACAAGATAACTCTTTCGTAGTATAATTGTCTTAAGACATAATAAAGTATGAAAGAGAGTCAAGATGTCAGTAACAATTAAAGATGCAAAGGTAACAAAGGTAATATTCTATAATAGTCAGAGTAACTGGGGTGTATTTGCTATAAATTATACAGCACCTAACCAGACAGGCAAATTAAAATCTGGCATGGAAACCACAGTTGCAGGTAACTTTGAAGGAATTTACGAAGGTTGCCAACTGACATTAACTGCTGAAGAGGTAGAACATCCTAAATATGGAAAACAACTACAGCTTCAGCATTATAAAGTTCAAGAGGACTCTTCATCAAAAGAAGCTATTATTAATTTCCTTACAAAATCCTCTATTAATGGTATTCATAAAGCACTTGCTCAAAAAATTTATGACAAATTCGGAAAAGATAGTATTGATGTAGTTTTGCACCATACAGAGAAGCTAAAACAAGTATCTGGTATTGGAGAAAAAACATTTGAAGTAGTTAAAAAGTCTGTTTCATCTTACTATGAAATGGAAGAACTACTTAAATATTGTGCTGAAATAGGTTTAAACAAGTTCTCTTTAACTATGCAACTTTATAAAGAGTTTGGTAAAGATGCTGTAAAAATACTTAAAGAGAATCCTTATCAATTACTTGTGAAATCTGAAGCATTATCCTTTAATCAAGTAGATGAAATTGCTTTAAGAGCTGGTGTAAAGGCTGATGATGATAATAGACTTCAGTATGGCATGCTTTATGTCTTAACACGTGAATCAGTTCTCCGGGGTTCTACTGGTTGTTCTGATTTACAGCTAAAACAGATATTTTTAAAGACATTAGGGCTTGAAAATAATCAACTTTACAACTACGCTTTGACTAAATTATTGAATGATAATAAGATACATGCCTGTGATGGCAACGTATTTTTATCAGAATTTTATGAAGCAGAAAAGAGTATTGCTAGACAGCTTACAATGCATAACATTGAAGCCTCTAACATATATAAAGACGAGATTATAGAAGAAGAAATACATAATTTTCCGTTTGAACTGAACCAAGACCAGATAGATGCAATACATTCATGCCTGTTACATCAGTTTAGTGTTATTACATCATTAGCTGGTTGTGGTAAATCAACCATTTCTAAGGCTATAATCCGTATTATAGACAGAAGTGGCGGTACTGTTATCCTTATAGCACCTACTGCTAAAGCTGCAAAGCGTCTAACAGAATGTACAGGCTTCCCAGCATCAACAATTCATAGATTTTTAAAGGTTAGAGATAACTCTTTAGAATCTTACGAAGAAGTTGTTGTGCCTAGGAATGCATTAGTGCTTATTGACGAAGCATCTATGGTTGATGTTCGCTTATTTGAACGAGTTTTAGACCATATACATGCTGATACAAAGTTAATTTTAGTTGGTGACACACACCAACTACCTTCAGTACAGGCTGGAAACCTTTTGGAAGACATTATTAATTCAGAACAATTCAATATTTGCTATCTCAGAGATATTACAAGACAAGCTGAAGACAGTAATATTATCAAATATAGCAATATGGTTAATGAAGGAAACTTTATACCATTAGATTTGAAGTCTAAGGACCTTATATGTACCTCTGCACAGTCTGTTCAAAGAGGTAAAGCAGTTGAACTATTAAAGAAAATGTACACACAAAATGTAGAAAAATTTGGTTTACTTAATGTACAGCTTATTTGTGCGTATAAACAAGGTATTTTAGGTGTAAATAACCTTAATAAAGAGCTTAAATCAACATTAAATGCTATAAACCCATCTAATAAACGGTCTGATGAAGATATATTTCCTTTTCAAGTAGGTGATAAAGTTCGTCATACTGTTAATAATTATGATTTAGATGTATTTAATGGTGAAACAGGAGTAGTTCAGAGCATTAAATCAGCAACAGACAGTGATAATATAGACTGTAAAGACCTTTTAGTTGTTGATTATGGTGACAGATTGGTGAAATATGATAAATTTACTGTAAATGAGTTAACTTTATCATATGCTTCAACTGTTCATGCCAGCCAAGGCTCTGAATATGATTGTGTTTTCGTAGTTCTTGATAATGAAATTAGCAACATTCTTCTCGTAAGAAAAATAGTTTATACAGCAATCACGAGAGCAAAGAAAAAATGCTATATTTTAAGTATGAATGGTTGTGTTAATACAGCAATTTCAAATGACCATTATAAAGAAAGACTAACGAAATTATGT